AGGGTGTATCCTCATATTGTTTGGTTGCACTTACTATAAGGTTACTATATCTTAAGTGTCAACAGATTATTTTAAGGAGTTACAAATGAACCTAATGACTGAAGAGGACTTTAAAGCAGCACTTCCTGCTCAGATGAAGAAGAATGTTAGTACAGCGTTGTTGGATAAGGTTAATGACCTTATTGCTAATGATGATGCTAGAGAAGAGTTTAGAGAGAATATTATTGGTATGAGCCATGTACTTAAAGAAGGTAAGTTTAAGTTGGACAGTTATGTTAATGCTGTTCGTTACATTGGTTTTACTATGCAAGGTAAGAAGAATCAGGAAGCTTATGCTCTTACGTTCCCAGATAAGACTAAGAAGTGGGGACAGATGGGTAAGAGTGCTAAAGATATAAGCGCGGCTGTAAGTATTTATAATAAGAGTAAGTTGGTCAACTTGGTTCGGGAAGCTGCGATGATACCAGCGCATATCTATAACGCTGACGTGTTTCAGGAAGCTATTAATACTCAGGCACATCTAATGCGTACTGCCCATAGTGAGAAGGTACGAAGTGATGCAGCTGCTTGTTTGATTAAAGAATTGAGATCTCCTGAAGTGCAGAAGGTAGAGTTGGATATTGCTGTGAAAGAGGATAGCGCTATAGCTAGCCTACGTGATACTACGGCTCAACTAGTGGCTCAACAGCGAGCTATGCTCCAGTCACAAGAAGTGAGTGCGAGAGATATAGCAGAACAGAAGATGGTAGTTATTGAAGGAGAATATGATGAGCTTGATTAATTTTGTATTTGAATATGATGATGGCCAATTAGAAGTGCACGAAGGTGTAGAAGGTTGGGAAGCTCCAAATAGAAGTGTAGACATTCAGGGTGTGTACCATGTTGGTCCACCTGACTACCACTTCTGGAAAGATGCTATGCATGTACTTGGTCCAAGTGAACACTACTGTGTATTCCCTGTAGATGAAGAGAGATATGATCAACTTAAGTTGGAGGCAATGCTTTATGGATAATTTCATTATAGAACTGCACTACGAGAATGGGCATGTAGATGTTAGGTACCTGTCCTATGAGCACATGCGTGGAGTTAGGCATGATGGGCAACGCCCCATTAAGATTGTATGTAGATGGCATCCTTCAGATGAGTTCGTTTATAAGAATTGTAACTGTGCACTTCACCCGACTAAACGTAAGGGAGTGTTTGTTAAGGTAGACGGTGAGCTTATGAATGCTAACAGCCCCGAATATAAAATGTGGAGGTTACTGAATGACTAAGCCACGAGTAGTATGTCCAAAATGTGGTAGTACAGATATTGGTTTAGTCTGGGGCTACTTGAATTTCAATCATAGATGTAGGGAGTGTCACCATGGATTTTGATCTAGACGTTGACCAGAAGACCGTTGAGGACTACCTCAATGAAGTGGTCTACAAAGACCAGCTAACGTATTGCCCGAGTGACTTTGCTCTGGCATTTGTAACATTCATCAAGCTAGTAAATGGCGCTGAGGGTGAGGAAAACAAGACCCCGGTAGTACATTACAAGATGCTTGATACGATTACCGAAGGTAAGAGACGTATTTGTAACCTCTGTCACCGTGGTATTGCTAAGACAACAGTCATGGGTGAGTACCTATTCCTGTATTTAGCGGTATATGGCGAGTTACCGGGGTTTGGTAAGATTGATTTGTGTTTGTATGTGTCGGATTCCATTGAGAATGGCGTGAAGAACATGCGTAAGAACTTGGAACACCGTTGGGATAGCTCAGAATTCCTTAAACATTACGTTCCTAACACTCGATTCACCGATGTTCGTTGGGAATTCAACAATATCGACGGTAATAAGATGATCGTTAAAGGATACGGTGCTAAAACCGGTGTTCGTGGTGCGAAAGAGATGGGTAAACGTCCACAACTAGCTATTCTTGATGATTTATTCTCAGATGAAGACGCTAAATCACCTACGGTCATTGAGAACGTAGAGGCAACAATCTATAAGGCGGTAACATATGCACTACACCCAGCGAACAACATCATCATTTGGTCTGGAACTCCCTTCAATGCTAAAGACCCGCTATATAAAGCGGTGGAATCTGGTGCTTGGGCGGTCAACGTATTTCCTGTATGTGAGCAATTTCCCTGTACCAAGGAAGATTTCCGTGGGAGTTGGCCGGACCGTTTCACGTACGAGTATGTTTCGGAGCAATACGCTACAGCAATCAAAACTGGTAAAGCTGATACGTTTAACCAAGAGCTCATGTTGCGTATCATGTCCGATGAAGACCGACTAATCCTCGATTCTGACATCAGTTGGTACAAGCGTTCTAGTCTTCTAAGTAATATGGAAGCATATAACTTCTATATCACTACCGACTTCGCTACCGGTGCAGAGAAGCACAATGACTTCTCGGTTATCAGTGTATGGGCTTACTCATCTAACGGTGACTGGTACTGGGTAGACGGTGTAGTTAAGAAGCAGGACATGTCTAAGAACGTTAATGATCTATTCCGATTAGCACAGATGTACAAACCACAATCAGTAGGCGTGGAAGTATCCGGTCAGCAAGGCGGTTTCATTAACTGGATTCAAGATGAGATGATGCGTAGACGTTGTTGGTTTGCCTTGGCTTCAGAGAACAACTCTAACAAACCGGGTATACGTCCTGTCCCTTCACAGAAGAAGATTGATCGATTCCAAGTAGTAGTTCCTTGGTTCAAAATGAATCGAGTTTTCTTCCCTCAGGAACGTAAACATTCACCTGAAATTACTCAGGCAATGAATGAGCTGACTTTGGTATCCAAACAGGGCTTTAAATCGAAGCATGACGACTTCTCAGACACGATAAGCATGCTATCAGTACTATCGCCTTGGAAACCTTCTGAAGCCGTCTCAGGGAGCTTTACAGACGGTATTTACGAAGTGGATGATGACGATGATGATTACAACAGAGGTATGTCTTCTTACGTGGTATAGAGGTATACTCAGTTGTTTAACTAAACAAATGTGAGGAAATTATGGGAAACAAATCAACACTGTGTAACAAGCAGTATGCAGTCAACAAGTATGTTGGTACTGCTTACGACACTGTTAAAAAGGTGTCGGACAATATGGAGGACATCAATACCATTGCCGATGCCCTTGGGGATGATTTCCCCGATGGGGGTTTAGGTGGTATTGCAGATAACATTGATAAGGTAATCACAGTTGCCGACAATATCGATGATGTTAATACGGTAGCTGACAATATCCTAGAGATCGTTGAAGTAGCTGATAACATTGACGCTGTACTAGATGCACCAAACCAAGCTGAGCTAGCTCGTAAGTGGGCGCAAGAAGCTGAGGATGTGGAAGTACTTCCGGGTGAGTATTCTGCATACCACTATTCTAAGAAGTCAGAAGCAATCAATGATTCACTTGATGGTGTTATCCGTAACGAAGGTTACTTTAGCCCTGCTGGTGGAGTATACCCTGCACCTCCAGTACTAGGTGACCCGCACTCATGGTTTGCTAGTGATAGTGGTAGTGTAGGTATTACTTTCTGGAAAGAAGGTGAGATGCTTCAGTATGTACCGAACCAAGCAGACCCTGATAATGTATTAGGTGATTACTTCCGTGTAGGTGGTGTTAACTCAGGAGCTTCTGCACCTTTAAATCAGCCACGACAGTTTGGTGATGGTGTAACTACTACGTTTGCTGCTCCAGATCCAGATGGTATCCAGTACCCTGCAGAAGTGTTCCACGTGTTCTTTGATGGCCTACGTCAGTTAGCTGTAACTGATTACACTATTACAGGTGCAGGCGTGATTGAGTTTACTGAAGCTCCACCTCTATTAGCTGCTGTGGATGTGACACTGTTTGCACCTAACTACTTAGCTGATGATGTTAGCTCAGGGGTAGTAACAGCTACAACGTCTGGAAATGCCAAGACTCTTGCAGATTGGATGGATGTGGTAGAAGACCGAAGAGAGTTTACTGTGAACGTTCCCACAGACTACCCTGATGTAGCGGATGCAATTGAAGCGTTGAAGGGTTGGAATCGAGGCAAAGTAATTATTAATGTTGAATCAGGTTTCCAAATTGGAAGGGGTATTGACATACGCTATAATGATTACTCGAACTTTGTACTTACCTCGGCAGACGCTGTAGTTACACTCTCCCCTGCTTTCACGCCTTGTGATATTTCAGATGTTGTAGCAGTCTATCCGGGCATTGTTGGCGCAGATAGTACAGACCCTTTCATGTTTGGTTTTAACGCAAAACTTCCTACATTAGAAATGTTAGTAGACATGGAGAACAACCATGGACACGGTATCCAGTTAGGAGAAGCTATGATCACTGTTGCTGAAGATTGCGGCGTAATCAATGCAGGTTTCCGTGGTATTCAGGTTCATGGTAGGGCTAATATTTACAGAACAAACTTCAGTGGTGCAAACGGATCTGGGATACGTCTTCAACAGGCATCGAGCTGTAATGCACGAGGAGCTATTGTAGATGATTGTTGCAAAACAAAGGATCTTACTAACTCAGCAGTCTATGTTTCGCGCTCAAGTCAATTAGAATTCCGAGCAGGTAGCGCACAAAACTCAGGAGCTCGTGGTTTGATTGCTCGCCGTTCTATGGTTACAGCTGTTGATGCAAACTTCAGTGGTGCGGCACTAGATGGTATTTTTGCAGAAAGTCAAGGAGCCGAAATCGACTTCGCACAAGGTGTGGCCGAAAATTGTATAGGTGCTCCTGTAAACGCAGCCAGCGGAGGAGTTATTCAAGCAGGTGCAGCTACACTCTCACGTCCGGGAGCTCCTCAAGCTACCTTGAATATTAATGGGGGCATTATCTGGGTAAACAGTGGGACAAGTGTGAACGGGAATACAGGAGAGGTTGCTATTATTTTAGCCTCTAATGTCAGCTACTTAAATTCTTGGGTGTACCGTGGAGCTATCCTTTTTAATGACGGTGTAGGCTCTCAAGATTATGGAAGCAATGCTAATGGCTCTTGGGAGAAGAAATCTAACAGTCGTTTGAAAACTTGGTCAGAGCTCGTCACAGTTAACACAGGAACCTTATCTTCCGGAACTTACAGTAACCTTATAACACTGCCTGCTTTACCTGAGACATTCGACGAAATCCACGCTGTCACCATTGAAGCTGTAGGTCGAACATCTGCTGGCGGCGGAGGTAATCGTGTGGGAGTTATCCCTATGCACCGCCTATTAGGGAGCGGTAATGAGTTCAGAGTAAAGAATGAAGGTATCCAATTGGATGGCTCAGGTGTTAATTTAAACATCGAGTCTGTAGTATTCACTGTAATAGTAGAAGGGACGTGGCGATGATGGAAGTGACAATATTAAAAGAGATCTCTATAGGAAAAGTTAGTTTAGGGATTGGAGACGTTGTTAGCGTGACAGTAGAACGTGAATGCGATGCTATGAGCGCTAAACGTGTATTTAAAACTGTAAGTGAGGGTCTTCTTCTAACAGAAGGTTATGACTGTTACCTTAAAGGTTAAGATTGTATTATGATTATCGATAAAGAATCGATGATCGATAGTAAGGGGGCTGCACGTATGCAGTCCCTACTACTTAAAAAATTTAAGGAGATAAATAAATGACTACTAAAGTAAATAATCGAATGATCGAAGGATCTACGATTAACGTATTAGACTTCGGTGCAGTGGGTGATGGTCTAACAGATGACTACGACGCTCTCGTTAATGCGTTCGCTGAGTTTTCTGCCACAGGGGGTATCCTTTCATTCGAAGAAGGGAAGACTTACTATATAGACCGTTACCGTGATACCGGGAACACTAATCGAAACCTTGCATTAACAGGTGTGACAGGTACAACCATTCTTGGTAACGGTGCCACAATAAAATTCCGTGGGGATTTCCACAGAAGTGGTCCTGATCAAAGAGGCCTAGGCCTGTCTATGATTGATCTGAATGATGTTCAGGTTTACAATCTAAACCTTGAAGGAGGCGTTCAAACAACTACGCGTGATCCGGGAGTGACTGAGGCAGGTGGCAGTGGTTTCTTTATCCAAGGATGTAAGAATATGAGTATGTTTGAATGTTCAGCAACAGACTTCTGGACCGATGGCTTTCAAGTGACTAGTTCAGGCACAGCCCCTTCACTCACAGCCAGTCAAGGTGTTACGCTTCATAACTGTGAAGCCCATAGATGCGCACGTAATAATATCTCGTTAATTCAGATTCGAGGTTTTACTGCAAACTATTTCCGAGCATCAGATGCAGGACGTACAGGCACATATGACTATCACTTACCTGCAAGTAACACATGGATCGAACCTAATTATCGTCCAGACACCTTACCTACTTTTGTAGATGAGTTAACCGGTGAGATTACCTTTAACCAGTTGCAGACAGATAATGCTATCGGATCAGAGTATGGAGCAAGTGGCTCATTGGAAATTGGTCGTGTGGTTTTTGAAGGAGGTAATTTAGCAGCCGCAGATGACGCAGTAGGTGGCACAGGTAATCCTGAATGGGCCGTGTTAGTTGTTGGGGCAGACACAACATTCCGTAACATGACATTTAAGTTAGACACACCTAACGCCCCCCATATCCACTATCTACATAACGATAACAATGGCTCTTTCATTATTAAGGACAGTGTTATCCGTACAAACGGGCGCGGTATTTATCGCCCTAGTTCAAGCTCATCGCGTAAGTTTATCGTTATGGGGTGTCTGTTTGATTGTAGACATACAACCCAAGGCGGCAGTGTAGCTGCTCCATCAGAAACTGATATGTTGACTCCTTCCCTATGGAACATGGACAGACATTGCTATTTCGTGAATAATGAAATACGTTATGCAGCTGCCATGTATGGTAATCGTACAGGTCGTATCTACGGCGGGAATGTGTCTGCATTGTTCTGTAAAGAGAACAACTGGTGGAGTCCTGATTGGAATACAGGTTTAACTGTAAATGATTACCTCGCTCCTGTGCTCCAGACAAGGAAGACACGTGATGAGTATTTCCGAAATTGGAGTTCCACTGGGGTACGTCCAACTGCAACAAGCAACATGACATCAGCATTTTACGAATCTCCATTGTCGGCAGATTATGTAGCTACCTAGATAGAAATGGTTAGAGAATGACAGAAGATTGGCTAGAAGAAGCCGAAGAGAAACCTCCTGTATAGGAGGTTTTCTTTTATCCAGTGCACCTTGATAACTAATGAGGTATCATTACGTCTGATTTAACATGCATGAGGTCATTATGAAATTATCTGAGTTATTTAGTTACCTAACCTACGGGGAACTATCAAACTTAAAAGTAGGGGGCAAAGAGTGTGGAGGTATCTATCCTAAGTATAGTGATGAAGTACTAAGCTTTATCAAGCAAGGTCTTACTGACTTACACACACGATTTCCATTAAAACAGAACGAGGTGGTTGTACAACAGTTTGACCACATTACAGAATACGTCTTACGTTATAAGTACGCTGAGAGTAACCTAACATCTACTGAACCATATAAGTGGATTATGGATACTGAGGAGCGTCCTTTCCAGTCAGACATTATAAGTATTGAAGAGATCTATGATGAAATAGGTAACGAGTTATACAACAACTATGACAATCAGAAATACTCAATCCATACACCGGCATACGATATTATTCAGGTACCTTACCCTTATGCGGATAACGCTATGGCAGTTATCTATAAGGCAGATCACCCGACTATCGATCTAACTACGTATAAGCCTACGGAAGTTGAGGTGGAGTTACCGGTTGTGTTAGTACGGGCACTAATCCTTTATGTAGCTTCACTGGCTCACTCTGCAATTGGTAGTCCAGAAGGTGTACAGACAGGCTTTGCTAAGATGCAAGAGTATCAAGCCATGTGTATGGAGATTGAACTGCGTGGTGTAGTTGCTAAAGAGAATTGGACTAATAAACAAATTGGAGGTAACGGATGGGTGTAAACAGATACAAGGGGACGTGCACTTCGAATGCAGCCCTAGTGAATAAGTACATAGGTACTGCTTATGATCACGTGAAGAATGTGTCAGATAACATTGAAGATGTTAAGACAGTGGCAGACGCACTAGGTGAGGACTTCCCTGATAATGGTTTAGACATCTTAGTGGAGAATATCGATGATGTGGTAACAGTTGCTACAAATATTGATGATGTAATTACGGTTGCAGGTATTAGTGCGGATGTAACAACTGTTGCAGGTATTGAACAGGAGATCATTGATGTACCTAGCTATACAGCTCAAGCAATTGATGCTGCTAATGCCGCAGAACAGGATGCTACAGAAGCTGAAGCTTCTAACCTTAAAGCACAGAAGTGGGCTGAGGAAAACGAGGATGTTGAGGTAGACCCTGGCAAGTATTCTTCTAAGCACTGGGCCACAAAAGCTGAAGAGGTAGTATTGGATGCTGCTACTGAGACTTGGGTTGAAAGTGGTGCACCTGAGATTATAGCAACAGGCTCAACAACTCCACGTAGGCTTGATGATCGTTTTGCGGATGAGGTTAATGTGAAGGACTTCGGCGCAGTAGGTGATGGCATTACAGATGATACAGCAGCAATACAAGCTGCTGTTGACTTAGCCTCTAACGTTAAGGGCGCAGTAATATTCCCTCACGGTATCTACCTTTTAGATACAATGACTGACGACTACTATGTAAACTTGAAACCTAATGTGAGTATCCATATTTTAGATGGAGCTAAGGTTATAGCAGGTACGGGGTATAATATAGGAACCTCAAAACTAAAAGCTATCTTTAATCAAGTAGACAGTGGGACATCTTTAGGCAACATATCTGTAAAAGGTGAGTTTGATTTCAATGGAACGAATAACCTAGTAACAGATGTAACTGGTACGAAGAATGCAGCTGTTTCTGTATTACGTGCTGAGTCAGTAGTTATTAATATCAAAGCAACCAATCATGCTGGACGCCAAGTGGTTCAACTTGGGGATACTGCTAACACCATTAAAACGGTTATCATTGAGCGTCTTGAGTGCGAGAATGTAGGAGCAGGTCTTGCAGGTAATGTGAATCAAACGGATCATTCAAGTATCTATGCAGTGTGTGATGATCTCATTGTTAAGAGTATGTCAGTAAAAAATGATATTGAACCAACACAAACTGTAACTGCTCTTGAGACGCATTCGGTCAGAACATCAGTGAGTAACCTTCATACATCTAATGTAGGTATCTCAGTAATCGTAGCCGCAGTTGAGCAAAACATTGAAAGTTTTGTAATGGATAACTGTGTGTTACGTGGAGATCAGATGCTTAATACGTGGACTTTCCCTGCTATGACGTTAGATCACCTGCACGTTGGAGACAGTAACACATTTACTAAAACCTTTGGCACACTTTCAGTTGTAGATCTAAGCACTAACATGCAAGGTTCTGGTGATAATGTGCGTATTGGAGCCATGTCGTTTAACAATACCAAACTCACCTATGACGCTGTAACTCCTGTTATCCTACTAGGTCGTTGGAGAACAACCAGTGTAGGTGAATGTGTAGTTGCAAGATGCGATGCACGTTTTATTCAAACTGGTAACATCTTTGATAACAATTCGTCTTTGTATGTTAGCGGTTCTATCACAGAACATACCAATCAAAACGCTGCACCCGGTTTTAACCAGTTGGTAAGGTTGTCTGGAGCGAATGCTTTCGCAACAGTTATTATTCAAGGTATGAAGGCCACACCTAAAAGCGGCTCTTCAAGCGCAACAGTAGGTATCTCGGTAGAGTGTCCCGTTAATACGAAAATGGATATTGTTGACAACGCCTTTAACGGCACTATTTCAACAGATATTTTTGACAATAGTTCTCCTTCCCCGTCATCTAACTTCTACGTGCGTCACCGAGGAGACCTTGTTCCCGCCGCAGGTTTAAAAGCTAAGGCAGGTTCAGAAGTCTTTCTTGAAACTAGCGGTAATCTGTACCGACTAGAAGCTAATGGCTCAGACTGGAAACTTTTCCCTCTAGTTCCACGTACCTCTGTTGGCAACCCTATTGGAGCAATCCTGCCCAACCACGTAGGTGAAGAACTGCTAGGGGGAGGCGGCACTACTTGGTATAAATCTACAGGACTAACTAATAACGATTGGGTAGCCCTAAATTAAGGATAATATGAAAATCGACAAAGAATTGATGATCTATAGTAAGCGGGCTAATTAAAGTTGGTCCCTCAGAAACCCCCTATAAAGGGGGTTTTTCTTTATGTGGTAATGTATACTGCTTACTTTAAACAAGGAGAACATTTATGTCAGATTGCATTAAAGTATCTATTGATGCTGATGTAGGCGCTACGCTTACATCTCCCAACTTCTTTTCTATTGAGGAATTGGTTCCACCGGGAGCTACAATTGCAGAGATTGAAGAAGGAATTCTTAACGGAACGTACACACCTATCGATCCAAACCTCTATACCTATGAAGGTCTAGTTAAGTTGGACTATGGTCAACCGGTTGTTAACACTTTGACTATCACCATAGAGACAGTAACCATTGATGGTTTTGATGAGCTTGGTAACCCAATCTCTACTGACTATGATGTGGTGATCTTTAAGATCTTGCCGGAGGATACAATGTTGTGGGAGAACAAATCCTCTTGCTTACTATTTGATATCAAACGTACTGAGGTTGCAGACCCTACTAATATTGATATCTGGGTTAAGGGTAAAATCAATGTGTGCCCTGTAATTACGGAGTAATCATATGGGAATGAACATAACTAACTCTCCGCAAGGAGAGTCTACTTTAGTAGTACAAGGTGGTACTCATGTTGTTGTGAGTGAACCGGATGTACTTGTATGTGGTAATGATGATCCTCAATTACTCAACGTTAACTATGAGAAAGCTACTGCCTGTATTAAACCTAACGGTACTTACTTACAAGGTCCGCCGGGTCCACCGGGGGATGATGGCGAGCAAGGGCCTAGAGGTTTCCAAGGTATTCAAGGTCCGGTAGGTCCGGGAGGTACAGGCCCAGAAGGTCCTCCGGGAGTAGATAGATATACTTGGATCAAGTATGCAGATTCTATTACTCCACCGCCTGAAGATATGTTTAATGAATCAGGGTACCAGTACATCGGTATTGCCCATAACCAACTTGTTAATCAAGGTGGAGGTGATCCATCCGAATCAGATTACACTGTGTACCAGTGGAGTCAGATACTCGGTGTAGATGGTGACTCGATTGTAGGTCCTCCAGGCCCTCAAGGTTTGCCGGGGGAAGACGGTTCAGGTTTTAACTGGGTAGGTGCATTCCCATTTGATCCTACAGAAGTAGAACTGGGCAGACCTGTTGAAGAAGAGGATACTTACTACAATACTTCGGACGGTAATAGCTACCACTACTTCAATGGTGGATGGGAGATACTGGTAGGTACGGGAGAGGGTGCTGTAGGCCCTGCAGGCCCACTAGGAGGTAGTTTTGATTGGAAGGGTGACTCTGCTACCGATCTTAATAACCCTAACCGTAACTGGCTATACAGGAACACTGGGGATGATCTCTATTATACGTTTGATGGTACAGACTGGGTATTAGCTACTTCAGATGGTAGACCTAATATTACCGGTACACCTCTCATTGCTGGTAACCGGTTCTATACTACTTACTATTCAGGAACCACGCCTCCCCCTCCTACATTAGAGGGTATTGCAGATGGTTGGAATCCTAATCCTTCTTCCTTTGCTCCGGGGTCTATTACCCATGTAGCGCAGAAGATTGCTTTGAATCCTGCTGTTGGTGATTGGGGACCTGTAACTAATATAGAAACACTCCCGTTTAGAGGTCCTCACGGATTTCGAGGTAGTGCTACAACCTCTGTGGGTATTACAGGTTGGGATGGAGTCTGGAATGATACTATTGCAGAGCAGTTCCTATCAGGTGCACCACAAGAGTTTGATATTGTTACGTTGTATCTAGAAGGTGATACCAGTGTGCAAGAGACCAGACGATTTAATAATCCAACAGGTACTGCATGGGTATGGGAACCATATACTCCAGTAGTATTGGAAGCTGTGTTAGGTGATGTGGATATATTCTCACTACCTTTAGTATCCGGTACCCATACAAGTACAGTACGTAAGACTTATACAATACCTAGGAGCGTACAGAAGGACTACGTTGTTTCAGTATCTCCTATCGAAGTAGAGATAGATGAAGGTACTGGTACAGCTTCTGTTGTAGTGGATATTTCATTGGATAGTGTGGTAGATGATAGCTCTACACTAACTAGAACAGGTAGGTCCCTAACAAAAGGTTTATTTACTACTATACCTCAAGGATCAGGCGATGTAGTATTGACACTTAACACTAGTATTACACTTACAGGAGACGCTAGTGCATCTATTAATGCACAGAAGATTCTATTTACTTATGCTGGTACGAATAACACTTTCAATTAAATGAGGATACAAATATGACTGGATTACTATTAGGAGTTTTTAAGAATGTTGGTGGCTATATCATTGGCAAGCTTCTTAAACCTGAGACAGCAGTGGAACTGCTACTAGACTTTGGTGACATCATTTCTAAACGTACAGATACAGATGTTGATGATAAAGCAATGCAAAGTGTACGGGAGGCTCTAGGCCATAAGGAGGACTAATGGAATTATCAAGTTGGTTAAAATCCAATCTCCTTCCTTTACTAGTTGTCATTGGATCTTTTGTAGGTGTCTACTCTACCCTACAAGCAAATATACACACACTTAATGCAGAGTACACTGAACTACGCGGTCATGTACTTTCACTGGATAGGGAGGTAAATAAGATCCCTGTACTTGAAAAAGAGATCGTAACATTAAAGGAGGATCTGGGAGAATTCAAACCAGTAATTGCCGATTTGGCAAGAGGGGTACACGGATTGAATGTTACTCTCGCCAGACTAGAAGGTAAGTTAGAAGCTGCCGATACGATAGAATAATAAAAAGGAGCCCAATGTAGGCTCCTTATTTTTTATTAGTAAGACCAGACGGTTTTAAATTCCCGCATATCTAAATGAATAAACCTAGCGTTACCTTTCTGATTAACACCAATACCTGTAAATCCTTTCTTAAATGCTAACTCCAATACTTGGTGAGCTCTCTCACGATCTACTTTAATATCTACAGCAGCAATGTTGTGCTGTCCGGGTTTCTTCTTCTTAGCTTCTTCAGGGTGGTCACTACAACGGTAACCAGATGAGATAGCAAATGGGAAGCCTAACTCAGTTCGCATGTCTTGGATGATATCCATAAGTTCTACAAACTCTAAATTAGGGTTAGCTTCCCCACAGCAACGGCAGTTCAACTCCAAATCTGTAAAATTAGGCCACACGTTCATAATCCAACTCCACTAGGCCCTCGGCCTCATCCCAACCCATGATAATATCCTTAACTGCTTCAGAACGAACGATGTCTTCGTAATCACAGAAGTCTACATGCTGAACTGTATCTTGCAGAAGGCGACTCTTGTTACGTAATTCAAGGAATTCTTTAACACCTGACTTAGTGATATCTACTTGATTAATATCACCACAGATAGTCATAGTTGAATTCTCACCAATACGTGTCATTAGGGTTTTAAGTTCTTTTAAGGTACAATCTTCTGCTTCATCTACAATGATGAAAGCGTTATCCCATGAGTTACCTTTGGCAGTTTCAAGAGGACAGAACTCAATCATACCGATCTCTTCATTCAACATGTATTCAAGTTGACCGGGAGAGAACTCTTTACGTAGGGTACCTAAGATAGGTTGTAGCCATTGAAGCATCTTATCTTCTTTGGTTCCTTTGAAGAAACCTAGAGAGTTAGATGCAGAAGCAGCTGGACGAATAAGTACGATCTTCTCAATGCCCTTTTGTTTAAGCCATAGTGAAGCTAATCGGGTAGGGATGTATGTCTTACCAGTACCGGCATGACCAGTAGCAATGGTAATAGGAGTGTGCTTAATAGCATTCATGTAGCGGCTCTGTACTTCATTCTGTGGAGCTAGTGCGGTTGCAGCTTTAAATGACTCGTTTACTTTCTTTGCACGGGTATTTTTATCAGCTTGGGTTCGTTTAGTCATATTATAGTTTCCTTATCAGGGGCGATGGAGTTAAGATAAGCCTAATTCAAAATACTTTCAACACTTAAAGGCAGGGGGCCTTAAATTTATGAATGAAACTCAAGAAATGGAGTTAGCGATGTATGAGGTAGAAATAGACACTGGGTGGTCAAATGCTCCCTCTGTTTCTGACTTAAAACAGGATTGGTTAGATGCCAAACCTTCTAAAGATATGCACACCGCTAATGTTCAGAGGTGGTTAGACAACCTGAATGTAACCGGTAATGCTAAACCTGATTGCAACCCTAACCGTTCAAGTATTCAACCTAAAGTAATACGTAAGAATAATGAATGGAGATACCCAGCACTATCTGAACCATTCCTATCAACTAATGATATGTTCTCCCTTACTCCACGTACATTTGAAGATGCTGAGGCAGCTAGACAAAATGAATTGATCCTCAACTATCAGTTCTATTCTCAACTGAATAAAGTAAAGTTTATCGACGAGTTTGTACGCACTGCTGTAGATGAGGGTACGGTGTTTGTACGTGTAGGTTGGGAATCGGAGGAGGAAGAGGTAGAGACTGAAGTTCCAGTATATGAGATGCGTCCTGCTCAGACTCCTGAACAGATGGCTGCACTGCAACACTTTACTCAGTTACCTCCATCACATGTACCGGATGAATGGAGAGAAGCCCTACAGATTTCACAGGAGTTTGGTGTACCAACTGCTGCGGTACAAGTAGATGTACGTATCGAGACAGAGAGCAAGTTAGTAAAGAACCAACCGACTATTGAAGTGGTTGATTACAATAACTTAGTAATTGATCCTTCATGTAACGGTGACTTAGACCAAGCTAAGTTTGCTGTGTATACTTTCGAAACATCCAAAGCTGAACTAGAAGCAGCAGGTGTATACAAGAACTTGGATCAGATCATGATTAACTCAAGCTCTGTACTTAATGCAGCAGACAGTGATTATGATTCAAATGATGATAGTTCTTTCCAGTTTAAAGATGAGCCACGTAAACGAATAGTAGCTTATGAGTATTGGGGTTACTGGGATATCAATGATACTGGTGAGGTAGAACCTATTGTTGCTACTTGGGTTGGTGATACATTAATTCGTCTGGAAGAGAACCCGTACCCAGATAAGAAGATTCCTTTTGTAAGTGCTCAGTACTTACCCGTACGTAAATCTTTATATGGTGAACCTGATGGTGAACTACTAGAAGATAACCAGAAGATTGTTGGTGCTGTTACTCGAGGTATGATTGATATCATGGCACGAAGTGCAAACGGTCAGGTTGGTATGCGTAAGGATATGCTTGATGTTGTTAACCGTCGTAAGTTTGCTAATGGTGAAGACTATGAGTTCAACCAAACAGTAGATCCTCGACAAGGTGTACACATGCACCAGTTTGCTGAGATTCCACAGTCAGCTCAGTTTATGATTCAGTTACAACAGAATGAAGCAGAGACTATGACAGGTGTACGTCCATATGGTGCAACAGTAGATGGTATGAGTACAGCAGCTGAAGTACGTGGTGTATTAGATGCAGCATCTAAACGTGAGACTGCAATCCTACGTAGATTGAGTTCAGCTATTGAAAAGATTGGCCAGAAGATCATCTCAATGAACCAAGAGTTCTTAGAAGATGAAGAGATCATTCGAGTTACTAATGAAAAGTTTATTGCTATTAAGCGGGAAGACCTTGCAGGACAGTACGATTTAGTATTAGATATATCAACTGTTGAAGAGGACAACTCTAAAGCACAAGAACTAGCATTCATGTTACAGACTGTAGGTCCTAATACAGATCCTAAGATGGTGTACATGATTATGGCTGACATTGCAGACTTACGTAAGATGCCTGACTTAGCTAAGCGTCTACGTGACTACCAACCTGAACCTGATCCTGTACAACAGATGATGCAACAGATGGAACTGCAGAAGATGCAATTAGAGAACTCTAAAATACAACTTGAAATTGCTAAGCTACAATCAGATACTGGCCTTCAAGATGCTAAGACCGGTGAGACTGTTGCTAAGACAAATAACATTGAAGCTGATACAGATCTTAAGAACTTGGAGTACGTAGAGAATGAATTAGGCGTACAACATGAGCGAGATATGCAGAAGCAAGGAGCACAGGCTCAAGCTAACTTACAGCGCGATGTGATGATGGAAGCTATTAAAACTAGCCAAACGGATTCTAAGCCTGTAGAATCTAACACTTAAACCGAATAACCCCTCTATACTGGAGGGGTATCACTTATTAACTCAGACCCCTAGGAGACACCTATGTCAGATATTCAACAAATCGAACTTACTAAAGAACAAGCAGAGCAATCAGTAAAACTAATGGAACGACTAGATCGTTTAAATAAGAATCGTGACTTTAAAGCAATCATCGAAGATGAACTTTTTGACTCTTATTCCAAGTCCCTTGTGTTGCTACTATCAGATCCTTCAATGCAAGAAGATGTAGTACAAAAGGACCTTATCCTTGATATGCAAATGATCGGACGCTTCCGTCAATTCTTATCAGGCGTATTCCAGAAAGGCCGTCTAGCAGAGAAAACTCTTGAAGACACAACACGCCAATTGGAAGAACTACGAGCAGAAGGTGGAGATGAGTAATGAGTGAATTGAACGAGGGCCTAGAGCCCTCTTCTGCCGTTGAGCAGGATGATTTTCTAAGTATGTCGGATGACGACATTCTTAATATGCCTTTTCCTGAGGCTGAGGTTCACGACGAGGCTCCTGCCGAGGAGTTAGAACCGGAAGCCGAAGAGGATGAACTAGAACTAGATACTGAAGAAGAGTTTGAAGATGAAGAAGAAGTAGATGAACCGGATGTATTCGGTGAAGCTGATACTGAAACTGAAGACGAACCTGAAGTTGAACAGGAAGAAGAAGATACTAATGAAGTAGAAGAGTCTTCTGATTACAAATCTAAGTATGATGAATTGATGTCCCCATTACGAGCTAATGGTAAAGATGTCGAGATCAAGACACCAGATGATTTACGTCGTTTGGCTCAAATGGGTATTGGTTACAATGCACGTATGGCTGAGATCAAACCGCTACGTAAGATCGGTAAAATGCTAGAGAATGCTGGTTTATTAGAAGAATCTAAAATAAACTTCCTAATTGACTTGTCAAAAAACAATCCAGATGCTATTAATAAGCTCGTTCACCAGAGTGGTATTAACCCTCTTGATATTGAACCTGAGAATTCGGACGGCTATAAACCGAATACTTACACTGTAGACGACAGCCAATTAGATCTCGACGAAGCACTGACTAATCTAGAACAGTCACCTTCAGGACAGAAAGTAATTGATGTGGTAAGCACTAAGTGGGACAGAGCCTCTAGAGAGATTCTCGTTAGCAATCCTTCAATGATGCAAGGACTACAAGCACACATGGACAACGGTATCTACGATCAAGTAGTTGCAGAAGTCGAACGTGAGCGTATGTTCAATCGCATCCCTGCAGGAGTGTCTGATCTTGACGCATACAACCATATCGGTAATCAGATGAATGCCGCAGGTGTTTTCAATAAACAACCAGCTGCCCCTTCTTCTCCTAAACCTAATGTGGCTGCAAAGCCGAAAGATACAAAACGTAAAACTCGCAGAAAAGCTGCTGCTTCGACTCGAAGTAAAGCTACATCAACACAAGTTCCTCAGGACATTCTGAATATGTCAGATGCCGACTTTGAGAAGAACTTGATGTCTAAATATATCTAAGGAGATAAAACATGGCTGTAGAAGTTCCAAACACAGGTCCATATAATGTGGATCAACGCAAATACGGTAATGGTCAGGACAGTTCAATCGGTCCTCAAATCCGTACTGATTACTTTAAAAAGAAAGCACTGATTGAAGTAGTTAAAGACGCTGTATTCTCACCACTAGCTGATGCTGAAGCGATGCCTAAGCACTTTGGTAAGACTATTAAACGTTTCCACTACCTACCATTGCTAGATGACCGTAACACGAATGACCAAGGTATCGATGCTACTGGTGCTGCTGTAAACCAAGGCGTAACAATTCAAATCGCTTGGGCTGGCGCAGGTAAGTACACTTTTGTACCGGGTCAAATGCATGGCCAAACTGTTAAAGGTGAAGGCGTAGATGCTGCTGCTGCTCTTACAGACGCACAAGCTAAAGCATTCTCTGTACTAAAAGAAATGGGTTTCGCTGAAGTTGACTATGCAACTGCTAAAGCTGCTGCAGAAACTGCTGGTTTCTTTGTAGATGAGTCTGCGTCTTACCCAGTAACTGGTAACCTATATGGTTCAAGCAAAGACGTTGGTACGATCTCTGCTAAACTACCTGTTCTTTCTGAGCACGGTGGTCGTGTAAACCGAGTTGGTTTCCGTCGTATTGAGATTGAAGGTTCTATTGAGAAGTTCGGCTTCTTCGATGAGTACACTCAAGAGTCTCTAGACTTCGATTCTGATGAAGAACTAGAAATGCATGTACACCGTGAAATGCTTCGTGGTGCTAATGAAATCACTGAAGATATGATCCAAATGGACCTTATCATGGGTGCTGGTGTTGTGATGTTCGCTGGTGACGCTACTGCTGATGCAGAGATGTCTCCTGAAGGTGCTGAAGCTGATGAAGTAACTTACGATGACTTCGTTAAACTAGGTATCGAGATGTTTAATAACCGTACACCTAAGCAAACTAAGATGATTGCAGGTTCTCGTATGATCGATACTCGCGTAATCGATGGTGGTTGGGTAATGTTTGTAGGTTCTGAATTGATCCCTACACTTCGTCGTCTAACTGACTACTTCGGTGATAAAGCTCTTATCGAGACTAAGCACTACGCTGATGCAGGTTCGGTACTTAAAGGTGAAATCGGTTCTATCGATCACTTCCGTATCGTTGTAGCACAAGAGATGCAACACTTCGAAGGTGCTGGTGCAGCTGTAGGTACTAACCCGGGTTACCGTGAAACTGGTGGTAACTACGATGTTTACCCAATGCTAGTTGTTGGTGAAGGCTCATTCACTACTATCGGTTTCCAAACTGATGGTAAAGGTGTTAAGTTTAAGATCCAACACCAGAAACCGGGTAAAGGCGACAAGCATGACCCATTCGGTGAGACTGGCTTCATGTCAATCAAATGGTACTACGGTTCTATGATCCTACGTCCAGAACGTTTGGCACTAATCAAAACAGTTGCTCGCTGGTAATCAGAGCTAATTAAGTGAGACCTCCTACGGGAGGTCTTTTGACTGAGGGGTATACCCCCATAAACTTTTAAATAGAGAGATACACTATGACAGACACAAACGATGATCTAAAACTACAAGCACTAAAAAAGAAAGCAGATATGCTGGGCCTCACATACCACCCTTCAATCGGTATGGATAAACTAAAAGCTAAGGTGGACGAAAAGATGGCAGAGAACCCTGATAAAGATCCTGTAAGTGATGGTGCTATTAAAGTACTAGACCAAGGCGGTGAAGCAGAGATGAAACGTCGAGAAGCTTCTAAACTTGTACGTGTAGTTATTAACTCACGAGATCCAAATAAGAAAGACTGGCCGGGTGAGATCTTCTCTGTAGGTAACCGTACTGCTGGCTTCTATAAGAAGTACATTCCTTATGGTACTGAGTGGCACGTACCACAAATCATTTTCAACACCATTCGAGATAAAAAGGTACAAGTATTTGTATCATCTACAGACTCGAAAGGTCGTAAGATTAAAGTTCCTAAGATTATCCCTGCATACTCTTATGAAGTTCTTAACCCACTAACAGCAGAAGAGCTAGCTGACCTAGCTAAAGCACAACAAGCTTCTGGCCGTTTAGAGGATGGTAACGAGTAATGGCAGATGTAGACTTCTCTGAGATTACAGATGGATGCCCTGAAGGTCAGGGCGTTTTTGATCAGATGATGAAATCCGTCAAGGCGCATTTAAAAGAAGAGTATGATGCACAACGTATCCGAGGTTCTGAATATACTCAGGTTTACCTCAATGGTCTCCAAACTGCTATGGGTCAATCGATTCAATGGCAACTAGGTGCAGAGATCGCTAAGAACCAAGCACTACTAATTAGTGCTCAGATTGAAGGTCAAGAGAAGCAGAATGAATTGATTGCTGCTCAAGTTGCTCTAGCAGAACAACAACTACTTAACCTACAACAAGACCTTGTTAACGCTAAGGTACAAGAAGACATTCTTACTACTCAGAATGATACAGCTGAATACCAATTAGCTAATATCCTTCCTGCACAGAAAGAGAAGACAGAAAGTGAAGCTGCTATCCTTGCTCAGAAGATTATTACTGAGGAAGCTCAAACCAAGGATGTTACTTCTCAAGGACCAGTTACTGGTATCATGGGTCGTCAACGTGATCTATACGAGAATCAAGCTGAAGGCTTTATTCGAGATGGTGAGCAGAAAGCTGCACGTATCCTATCTGATGTGTGGGGCATTAACTACAGTGCCGATGTAGCTGCAGAAGCTACACCAGATAACGTAGCTAAAACCAACATGGATAGTATGTTAGGTGAGTTACGATCTAAGGCAGGATTAGGCAACTATACGCCATTCCCTTAGAATGGTAATTAAAGGTCGATGAACTAATGGAGGAAGGGGGCGAAAGCCTCCTTTTTTATATCTATGGGAAAATACGCAACATCGGTAGCCTCATATGCTACCAACATAAATGATATAACAGGGAATCCCACTAAGAACACGATTGCATCTATATGTCATAAAAGAGAAGTAGGCGATCATAAGTCGGTTAACTCCTCACTACTTGAGTCCATGCATAACGGATTGGCCGTAAAGGTTAACTCTGGTATTAAGTATGGCAGGGAGGAGTATGTATACGGACTGCCTGAAGGTTATATAGTAACAGCAGATATTGATGTCAGTGTGGTCCAAGAAGTAATATCCGAAGAGTTAGGTACTGAGGTCAACATTGATGTTGCTTTTATAGCTGAACCTGATCCAGATTACTTTGCTCGGTGGCATTCGTATAATAACTGGGGTGGTGATCCTTTAACCGGTCACATGACTGATCCTCCTGTTGATGGGGATGATGTTAGAATTGTAGAGTCTGCATGGACTAGCTACGGTCAACTAGAAATTCTGGTTGGTTACGAGCAAAGTGACGGTCAATTCAAGAATGAAACATTCATTGTATGGCCCCCAACAAATGTAAACCTAAAAGAGCAGTACTACCACGTAATATACACCCGAGAAGATACCATCTTCCCTACTAGTGACTTTTGGATTTACGAGTTAGGTACCGATACCATTCCTGAACTCGAGGTGGAAGTGGAGGATACCCTAGACAGCCCTTTCTTACCTGTGGTTCCAGTAAGGGAGAACAATATAAACTTAGGTCCTGAATCCAAAGATGGTGAATTTATATATGATGAGGATGGTCAGAAGATAGTACCGGATACAGAGCTATACCGAACCAGTGTAAAGCTATGTGAGAAGTTTAGGATAGGTTTTGATGATATATCCCGTGAGATTACCGGCAACCCCGATGTAGCTAGTATTGACCACGCGTACATTATTTTTGGTATCGATATACGCTCGGACACTAAACCAGGTAAGACCTTCTTATTCGACTTCTTTGAGAAGTTAGCCTTTAGTACTATAGGCGCTTCCGAGATTGAAGTAAGGGATGCTCAGTACTATAAGATACGTATAATATTTGATTCATGTACATCTATGGATGAGGTGGGCGACTTAGACGAAGTAGAGGTCGAATATTCAGGCAATACTATGTACCTACGTGCCCCACTAGAACCGGGTATGTACCGTGAAATTACCGTAGTAAATCCAATACACGTTAACTATGTGTACAAGGCCCATACTGTCGTAACCACATTGGCAGATAGTGCGGATGAAGAAAACTATAATTTCATTGTACCCTTAGAGTATTTTATTGCTCAGTCTGCAGGATCTTTGTTTGATAGGGAAAGGTTGTATGTGGAGGCAGCTAAGATAGTATTTAACTGCTATGAAAGGAAGAAACTTAAGTGGTACCAGAGTGGGTGGTTTAAGATAGTTTTGGTTGTGGTAGCTATCGTGGTAACAGTATTTACAGGGGCAGGTGGTGCCTTCGTGGCAGCACTAGAGGCAGGTATAACAGCTACTGTATTGTACTTGGTACAAGCAGTCTTAATATCTACTCTAATAAAGTATGGCTTCCAGATGCTGGTGGATGTGTTGGGAGTAGAAATAGGTATATTATTAGCTGTAATAGCCGCTGTAGCGTCTTTCATGGTAGGTGATACAACTGGCATACTTAGCGCAGAAAACCTTATGACAGCGTCCTCAGGCTTTATAGTGGGAGCAGATGCTTCCCTATCAGCAGACATGGAAAAGTTAGCTAAGGAGATGGCAGCATGGACAGATGAAGCTCAGAGATTAGATGACGAGTTGAATGAAGCTTTTGAAGAGCTAGATACAGACACTTTCTTTAATGTATATGACTTCATCAATGCAGGTAACATATTCGTACCTAATGAGGTTCCTGAAGAATACTTCAATAGAACCATTCATACAGGTAACATTGGTGTAGGTACTCTGTCTGTACCTGAGAACTATGTAGACAATGCTTTGACGTTACCTACAGTTAGCCGCTTTATGGGGTATGAGGATACAGAGGATGGCGTTTAGAAGGTATACAGGTTAGAATCTACTACTTAACTAGTTAACTAATGTAATACAACAACTCATGAGGAAATAATATGGCAGATACAAATAATGGATTCTTTGGTGGTGTCTCTAACTGGTGGGATCAAAACTTTGTCCAACCTACAGAGGGTGCTTACCAAGGTCTCCCGGGGGTAACTCCAGCATATAAGAATAGTACGGGTGTAATCACCCCTAATGGCGCCGCTACTCCAGTAGCTGGTGGTTTTCAACCAATTGTTAATAGCAACACAGCACAGGTAGACAACTGGACACCACGTAACAATAACTTTGCTGCACCGCAAACTGCAAACTCTGTATCTCCGGGTACACAGCCAGCACTGTTTGCACCACAGACACAAGGTGGTATTGCTACCCCGGGTACAGTGGGAACTGATCCAAGCATCTTCCAAGCTATTGGCAATCATACCGACGGTTCTTGGGTAGGTAATCCTAACATTGCAAGTGTAGGTACTAACCCTCAACAGGCAAGCTTCTTAAGTGGAGTGGGTGATACATTGAGCGGCGGTTGGGATGCTATCGGTGGAATGCAGGGACTGTCCCAAGGACTAGGTGCACTGTCGGGTATTGGTCAAACTTATATGGGCTTCCAACAGTTGGGTCTAGCAGAAGATCAATTCAACTTTACGCGTAATGCATGGCAACAGGATTACGATATGCGTCTAGCAGATTACAATCGTCAGGTATCTCGTCAGGAAGACCGTGATGCTGCGTTAGCTCGATAAGGAGGACATAATGGCAATTACATGGCAATCAGTAAGTACACCTAACTTTAATGCGAGTAATAACTTAGCAGTTCAGGCAGGTAATACTATTACAGGTGGTATTGATCGTCTTGCTAAGTCAGCACAGGGAGTGGCTGACCGACAGAAGGCATCAACACACGCAGAGTTTCAACATAACCTTTTAGACCTCAGTATGAATCCTGACTTGAATAAGAATGAGTTCTTGAGCCAAGCACTTCAAATGAGTAAAGAGAATAACCTTGATCCTAATCAGGCATTGAAGCAGATTGAGTCTATTCGTAATGTACGTAACACAGCAGAGCAGTTGGATGGTGGTCAGCAGTTAGAGTTTGATAACATGCAGAGTAACCTAGCTAACCTGCAACAGTTAGGGCAGCAGAACATTCAGGCACAGTTGGAAGCGTTTGACCAACGTAACCCTCAGGTACGTCAGACTGCACTAGATTTAAATACGTTTGAAGCTGGTGGTGGTTTAGGTTCTATTTTGAATGAGATGTATGGGAGTATTGAGGGTACGGGTGACCGTGAGGAAACTTCAGATGTTTTCAACGAAGTACGTCAAGGATATGACAATGACTTTGTAGTTGCTCAGGCACTTCAAGAAGTAGGTCTAGGTGAGGTGGGTTTTATATTTGATAGTTCATTAATCAACTCGGAGAAGTTTAAGAGTGCTTTAAACTTCCACCAGAAACGTATGGATACGTACCAGAAGAATGCTGAAGCTCGGACTACTCTACAGAATGTACTTAGTAACAAACTAAATACAGATCTGCAAAAAGGACGTAGTGACCTCGAAAAATGGAATCGTGATACTAAAGCGAGTAACTTACGTAGTTTTTCTTTCTAAAAAAGCCATTATCCTCTAATATAGTCAGTTCTTAATTAAGAGGAAAAATACTATGGCAAATATCTTTTATGGGGCCGATGCAGTTAATCAAGTTGAACTTGCGGAAGGCCCTCTTTCACCTATCGAGCGTGTGATCGTAGAGGAAGAAGGTTATGCTGATGCTCCGTACGCAGACACCAAGGGTATTACTACCACTGGGGTTGGTCAGACAGGTGACTACGCTAGCATGTCAGCTAAGGAAGCAATCGCAGACAAGACTCAACAGACACGTCAACTGATCCCAGCTTTTGATAATCTAGACGTAGATACTCAAGCACAGTTGGTTTCAGCTATGTACCGTGGTGACCTAGGCCAAAGCCCTAAAGCACGTGCCCTATTTAATCAGGGTAAGTATGCTGAGGCGGCTGATGAGTTCCTAAACAATGACGAGTACAGAATAACTCAACACCCTGCCATCCAGAGACGTATGGAGCGTGTGGCTGATGCTATGCGTAACGCAGGAAATACTCAGGAAGCTGCCGCAGAGTTTGAATTGCAGAACAACCCTGAAGTTACCCCTATTACTTCTCAAACCACTGTCCCTACAACAGGTGACAAGAAGATGGTTGAGCTAGAAGCAAAGAACACAGCCAAGATGGAAGAACTTGCAGTTAAGTCTGAGCAGAAGCAAATGAAAGCTGCGGGCATGACTGACGAGCAATTCAACGCATTAGACCAATCTCTTGAGCAATACATCCAAGCAGGTGACCCGTCTGAGGCAGCCGCACGTGCAACATTCTACCTAGATGCACAACGTACACAGCAGGAGCTAAGTGCAGCAATCAATGCGCCTAAAGATGAGACAATCTTCCAAGACTTGAATAACCCTCTAGAGTTTGCAGGCAACACTCTATTATCTACAGCTAACGCTATTGGTAATATCTTTGGTGGTTTGGCTTCTATCCCTTCAGAGATCCGTGCAGGTCTAAACTTATCTAATGTAAGTGCAGAAGACATGGCTATGTACAACCAACTGCAAGGTCGTTCAGAAGCTGTATGGACTGATGAAGAATACAAATGGTACCAAGATAATCAAGATGCTGTTGCAGATATCCAGAAAGCTGAAGAACAGTTTGCTGTAAGTGATGCAATCAGCGGTGTAACTGGTGTACTTGAACCATATATCAATAGTGAATTAGGTGAAGACTTCGTAGCCGAAGGTAAAGACATCTATGATGATGCCCTAGCAGGTAACTCATCTGCTGGTGAGATCGTTAATGGTCTTACTAACCTGTTCATTAATAATCCGGGTGCACTAACACAGACTACGGTTGAATCACTTCCTTATATGATTGCAGCGGCATACAACATGCCTATGACAATGGCGTCAGGTTGGGCAAACAACCAGTCAGAAGCTATTCAAGCATTCGAAGAAGAGAACGGTACACTTCCAACAGAGAAAGACCTAGCTAAGATCACTGCTCTTACTGGTGCTCAAGCATTAGTAGATATGGCAGGTGACCGTCTAGTAACCGGTGGTGCAGCAAACCTTAAGAAGTCTGTACAGGCTTTAACAGGTAAGAAAGTAGCAGCTAAAGGTGTAGGCGCAGCAACAGGTCGAGCAGCTGTATCAGCAGCCGGTGAGTTTGCGGCAGAAGGTGGTGCAGATGTACTAGGCCAATTAGCGGCAACAGCCGGTGAAGGTGACGTAGATGTAGGCCAAGCAGTTGGTACCGGTTTACTTGGTGCAGGCTCTGGCGGTGCTACCTCTATTGCGGTAGACGCTCCACAGGTTGTAGCGGATGCAGGTAAAGCAACAGCTAAGACAGCACAGACAGCTACTACTAAAGTAAAAGAAGTTAAGACTAGTAAGACTTACAAAGATGCTGCTAAGACTAATGACCCCTCTGTATTGCCTAAACAAGGCGATAAAGGTTATGACGCTAAGCAGGATGTAGAAGCACGAACTGCTATGCTGGAGTCAGGTGCTCTAGAAGAATCTGTAGCTAAAGAGTCTTATAACCAAGTTATCAAAGATAACAATGCTCGTATTAAAGAGTTCCAAGAACTTAAAGCTAAATCTGATGCTGGTGACACGTCGGTTAATACCCGTGCACGTGAAGTATTTGCAGAGATCAAAGCTATTAAGCCTATTGTTGCTCGAGCTAAAGCAACACGTGCCCCTAAGAATGTACAAGCACAGGCTACTAATCTAGCAACAGCTACGACTAACAACACGAACACAGCAGCGGCTGTTAATACTGTTCTTGGTTCTATGGCTCAAGATCCTCAAGCTATTCCAGTTGAGACTGTAAAACAGATTCTTGATAACGAGTCTCTGAACCTTACTGCATTCCAACGTGCACGTATGAACGCTAACCTTACTACACGTACTGCAGAAGTGAGTCTTGATGACGTAAGTCGTGAGATCATCCAAGGTAGTTCAGCTAACATGGGTGTTCGTCAGTACGTAGCTGAATCACTTGCAGCAGTGGAGATTGAAGATACAGATACAGCACAGTCGTTGCTTACTGGTCTACAAGCATTCCGTTCTAGTCAAGTTAAGAAGCTAAACCGTGAAGGTAACACAGCTCGATTCACTGAAAACGTGACTAAAGAGATTCGTTACATGGATGCAGCTATTAATGAAATCCGAATTGCACTTGGAGGTACAACTGATGCTGATACTACTATTAACGATACTGTGGCTACTGATGATGTTAGCGATAGTGTGGATGGAGAAAATGTAGATGGTGATATTACAACTGATAATGCTGACACTGCTAGTAGCGATACTACTGTCCCTACCGAGGGAGTAGCCGAGCAACAAGCTTCGGCTCCGTCCGAAGCGCAGGTTGCGGAGGATACGACTACTACACTTTCACCTCTTGCTGAATCTTTGCCAGCTCCTTTGGAACTTCCAGAAGATGCTGAGATTTCTGCTGAGGACTTACACGTAGATGCTCTAATCGAGGAAGCACAAGTGCTACTTGCCGAGGGAACTACATACGATCAAACAATTGAAGCAATTGAACAACGTTTCGGTAAAGAGACTGCTGACTTTGTTGCTGATGGTTTGGAGTCTGAACAGGCTGAAAGCCAAGGTACTCTAGGTGAGCAACTTACTCGATCTCTAACAGAAGCTCCTGAAGAAGTAGCTTACTCTGTTGATCTGGATGCAGTTGAGAAAGTAGACGAACGCCTAACCAACCTAATTACTTCAGCTGGTTTGGCTCAATCTAGTCCACATCTGAACGATGCATTAGAAGATGTTAAAGCATCAATCCGTGCTGGCGCTACAGTAGCAGCATCAATTAAAGAGATTGTTCCTGCTTATACAGGTAAGCCGGTTAAACGTCTGAATGCTTCAGTACGTAAACTACAAGCTGACATCAACCGCGTACCTACTAACGTAGATAGCGGCATGACAGTCGAAGAGCGTAAGTCGTGGCTACAACAAGTGAACTGGGTAAAAGAGTTCTTTACTCCAACTAATCCAGACAACATCTTACAGACTAATGGCAACTTGTTTAACCAAGCTAGCTCTCGTCGTCAGATTGAGGAGTACATTGGACGACCTCTTACAGATGGTGAACTAGAACAGTTAATCGATTACAACACTCGTCGAAAGTCTTTAGCTACGGCACTAGATAAAGTATTTAGTACTGAAGGTTACACAGACAACTACGCTCTAGGCGAACGCGATGCTGAAGGTAAACTGAAAGCACCCAAGTACAACGATATGATGCAGTACCTTGCTGAAGACGGTGAATTACCTGCTGGAGTTAAAGAAGCAATCATCTCAGCTGCGTATAACTGGATTGCTACATCTGCAGGTGACACGCTGTTTAATGAGGACTCAGCAATGAATAGTATTCTTGGTGAGACTAATGGTGATGCACACATCCACCGCGATGTACGTAACATCCTGCAAGGTGTTGGTACAACACGTACTACAATCCTACAGTCATTAGGCAAAGACGTAATGAGCACGATTGGTATCTCTGGTACACGTAATGCACCGGGCAACGTTAACTCTAAGTTAGAGACTTCACTTGGCCAATTTACTCTTGAAGTTATGAAGCAAGCAGGTGTTGTTAAACAAACACAACTGTCGAAAGAAGATATGGCAACGCTTAACCGTTTCTCTAAAGACGATGCAGGTGTTAGCCCTAACATCCGATTCATCAAAGCAGCTACAAACAAGGAAGGTAAACTACACACTAAATTGAATGATGTGGTTCAACTTACTAAAGAAGCTCGTATCTCTGCACGTGAAACAGGTACACCGGCAGCATGGACACAGATGTTTGGTATTCAATCTCGTCAGGTATTCCCTGAGTTTGAGAAGCCTACCGAAGTAGCAACTAAAGTAACTGGCACTAACCGTGATGTACCACGCAAGACACAAGAAGTTCTAGCTAAGCATAATGCACGCGAACACTTCCTTAAAGGTGATCTTACAGCTATGGCTCAAACAATGGCTGAGGAAGCTTCTGATGAGTTTATGAAGTTACTTGGTGTAACAGACCCTGATTCAGTTCACGTCTCTCGTCGTGATGCACAGGACGCAGATAACCGTAATATCGAACGTGTATGGGGTAACTTTGATGAGTTCTACCGTCAGAACCTAGAAGTAGGTCTTGATCAACCACACTACTACACACATAACGTGTGGAAGAATGGTCGTTTTGGTATTGCACAGAATATGGTTAACCCTCAGGGTGACAAGATTCACCGCGCATTCATTAAACAGAAAGGTTGGGATGTAGAGCTAGATCCAAACAACGTAGAACAGATGTCACAGTTCTGGGCTGCTATGGATGAAGAGTTAGGTTTTGATAATCGTAATGACATGCCCCGTTATATACAAGAAGCTGCGAACATTGTACGTGGATTCCTTGAGACAGATACATTCGAAGATGGTGATATCGAGACTCTATCAGCAATCATCCGTAATGAGCTTGGTGGTGCTTCTAACACAGCAATGCTGAAACTAGATGCAATCATGCATATCGCACGTCATGACATCGCGGTAGATACTAATGAAACTTTCCAATCAGAAATGTTCATGGAAATCGATGGTAAGACAAACGGTATCATTATCTCACTGATTCAGTATGGTGCAGCAGCAACAGGTATTGATTTGCTTAATTTAGTTGGTATGGGTGGTCTATACGGAGAAGGGGATATCCGTAACTTTAATGACTTTAAGAAGGCAGGTAATCTAGATGCGTACAACAAGTTAGCTAAAGATTGGATTAAGAATCTAAAACTTACTTACACAGGGGCGGACACAACAGCAATGTTCAAACTGTTTGGTCTAATTGATGAGAAAGGTAATGCAGTACCTAAACAGGAACGTAACCTAGCGAAGAACCCACTAATGGTAATCTTCTATGGTTCAGGTGAGAACGCGGTTAAGCAATCTCTAGGTTCAGCATTCACTGAAGTGGTAATGGATAAATTGGAAGCAGCTGGTCAAGCCGGCGATCTTCAAGCGTACAATGACATCCGTGACGAACTGAACAAGATTGTTCCTCATGCACTTCCAGAAGTAACACAGGCGAGCCAAATCTTAGAAACAGATCTAAGTAATGCTACCCTTGCTAAACTGGAAGAGACAGTAGGGGAAGTGTTCGGTTCAACTGCATACGCAGAAGTTCAGGCTCAGTACCCAGAGTACATGAAGCGTCGTGACCAAGTTCGTGATGTATATGACTCAATGTACCGTCGCCATGCAGCGCTACGTGAGAAGTTAATCGAGAAGCGTAAAGCAGAGCTAGTAGCACTAGGTCAATTGTCTAACTTAGAGGATATGGCTAAGCACGAGTACCGCGCTATTGATGATCGAATTGCAGCAGTCGGTCCACACTTTAACTCTCACTCTACTAAGGGTGGTCCAGTTGAAGAGTCGATTGATCCAAGCAAGACTAAGACAGAGGTTGATACTAAGACACGTGTACAAGCTAAATACGGTAACAAAGAACAGAAGGTAACTTCTGAAGGTACTAAGCGTGTACCGGCAGCACCGGGTGTTGGTGCAGGTCCAATGAGTATTCACAGTGCAGATGCTTCAATCATGCGTGAAACGTATGATAACGACATTGACTCTATTGGTGTTCACGATGCTAACTTAATCGGTATTACCGATGCTAAGAAGCTGGGACAAGTACAGAACAAAGCTTTTGAGACTGTTACACGTGAGACGAGTGTACTAGTAGAAACTCTTAAAGCATTCCGTAACTCTGACCAGACTTACACATCAATCATCAAGGAAGAAGGTTTAAACCGTACTGAATTAGATAGTGCGGCAAATGGTTTAGATACTCCAATTGAACCTACTGTTATCCGTGAACGTCTACTTGATCTAGTAGATTCTACTAAAGCAGCAGGCCGAGTGAAGGATGAGATGTGGCAGAACACTCGTTATGTACATCAATACGCTGACCATAATGGCGTCTCAGCGCATGAGTCTAACACTAAGAAGTGGGAACGCTTCCAGTACGTTAAGTCTGGTGATGCTAAGTCTGTAGCTGCGAATGCAGCGGAAGACGTTGTTACAGAATCATTAGGATCTAGTCAAGGTATCGACTTTGCAGAGGCAAGTGATTCTAACAACTATGATAACTCAGTAGACGTTGACCTAACTAACGTTGGTGAAGTATTCGAATCATTGCCGGCAACAGGCGGTAAGATTGAGAACGATGTACATAAAGAGACTCTACGTGGAATGGTCTTCAACCTAACCAACAAACTGTCAGTACCGTTTGGTTTCCATATGCGTGAGAAAGAAGATGTTCCTAACTACGGTGTAGCAACACAGTCTGACATTTACCTAACTACGTTAGCTAATGGCGCACCTGAAACATCAGGCATCTTGGCTCAAGGTATTCGTATGAGTCCAGAAGAGATCATGGCACACGAACTGAATCACTTAGTATTTGCAGAAGGTTTTAAAACAGATTCACGTTACCGTCGTCAATTTGAACGTATCTTCAACGCTGTGAAAGCTGAGGCTACCCCGGATATCTTCCTAGAGAACCCGGTTAACCCTACGGCCGCAGAGCAAGAAGCTGCTCAGAAGCATTTTGACTACATCTTCAACAACAAAGATGGTAACAGCCTTGAAGAGTTTGGTGCATTTGCTACTACTAATGAGAAGCTAATCGACTTTACCAACACAATCACAGTTAAGCCGGAGAAGTGGGTACAAGGTGATAGCCCTTACGAGATTATGGTTAACATCCTTTCCCGTATTGTGGATGCTTTCAATGCTCGTATCTTACACCTTTCGGATATTAGCAACGATAAGAAGCTATTCGCTCTTATGGATGGTATGAACCGTATTACAGGTAAGAAGCAGAACGGTATTATTGAAGCAGCGCAGAGTGCAGCAGCTATGGCACAACAAGTAATGCAGATTCCTTCAGCGATGATTGAAGGGGCAGCACGTAAGTTGGCGGCAGTACCAGTGTTCAAAGACAGTCGTTACGCAACAGTACGTATACTGTCGGAAGCAGTACGTAAAGGTAACTCTGGTCGTGACCTGAACCAAGCAATGTTAGATCACCTTAACTTGATGCGCGACATCACTACCGAGAATAAGTATGGGTGGTTCCAATCTACAGCAGATGAGATGATTGGTCGTACAGTTGATAACGCTACATTCCGTGATATGGCACGTACTTCTAACGTAATGCTAGATATGGGCCGTAAGCGTGCTAAGGATGCAATGACGAAACACATTCAAAACTCTTTCACTACCCCGGTAGAAGATAGCGAATGGAATGCAATCAACAAAGTAATCCTTAAACTAGACATCGACTCTATTTCAGATATTGGTTTAGAGAAGGTAGGTCAATTGATGAATAGTGATGCTGCACTTGAAACTGAGATTGCAGGTCTAGAGCAATTGCTTAAGACTTTCAACAACTACAACTTCTACCGCCGTCATGCAGAGAACCTAGGTTACTTCATGAATACTGGCCGTAGTATGGAAGCAGCAGCACTGTTGAATGCTCACAATATCTCTAAAGGATACGGTGATACTAAGATGAATGTTACTGATGCAACCGCAGCTCGAGTTGAACCAATCGTAGATAAACTAGCAACGCTTTACGGTATCAAGCATGCAGATGCTACTAACCGAAATGCAATTGCTGACCTAATCAGTCGCGATGTAGACGGTATCAATGCAGTAATTGATGCTCACCACACACTGAAAGAAGGTTCAAAGGATCAGTTCGCTTCTACACAGGAACAGAAGACACTATCTCTAAAAGGTTGGACTAAGGAAGAGTACAATGCAGCAACTGGTGTTGAAGTAGCAACTCTGGATAAACGTGAAGAACTAGAGTCTCAAGGTTACATCATGCAAGAGAATCCGATTCCTCGTGATAGTAAAGACCCTGTTCAAACTGACATGTATATGTTCGTGGCTCCTGATGGTGCACTTGCTCCATACATGGCACAGATTGCATCTCTTACTAGTAATGTGGCTAAAGGTTCTGACACAGTGAAGGTTGAAGCTCAGTACGGTGCAGATAACCCATACGATTCAGGGTTGGTTGATGTAGGTATCATCAATAAAGGTAAAGAGGCTGCACAAGCACAGGTTCACCTGAACCCTGTTAGTCCGGGCCCAAGTGGTAACAAGATGATTCCAATCATTTCACCGAAGGACGGTAAAGTAGTGGGTTGGCGTTATATGATGACCGAAGCTAATCGTGATGAGATTCTTCAAAAGGATAACAACGCAGCTAACGTTCTTGGCGCCATGGCCGGTAACATCGTAGATAAGATTAAAACACAGGAAGTTAATAAAGAGTTGGTAACAGCAGCTAAAGCTCAATACGATGCAGACCTAGCTAAAGGTCGTGGTAATGCATATGTTGAGATTAGTGAGGAAGCAGAAGGTGAGTTGCTTGAGATTTGGCGTAGAATGCCTGAGGAAATGCAGAAAGAGGTTGTGAGTACGTTTGGTTCTCCGCGCATGATGGTACGTTCTGACTTGGTAGACCAGATGTTCGGTTACCGTAAACCAAGTATCAATGAGTTGTTTGAGAAAGATCCTGCTGCTCGTCGTTACTGGGAGCACATGGTTGTTCAGGTACTATCTACTGTATTACCAAAGGATACAGTACAGAAGGTTCGTAAAGCTGAAAACATCATTCAAGCAGTTGTGCAAGAGACTAAGGATATTGTTGTAGTACGTTCAATCGTAGTACCACTATTCAACGTATTCTCAAACACAATGTTCTTGATGCTTCAAGGTATCGATCCTGTAACTGCAATCCGTGGACAGGTAGAAGCGTACGTAGCCGGTAACCGTCTTGTAGCAGACATTCGTAAGAAAGATGAGCTAACTATCCAAGTAGCAGCTAAGTCTATTCAAGCGGCTACACGTACACGATTACTAGGTGAATTAGCAGCAGTTGAAAGACGTATTGCTATCAACCCTACTAATGCTTCTTACCAAGCGGGTATGATGCCATCGGTAGTAGATGATGCAGAGACTAACGTAAATATCTCTAACTCTCTACGTGGTCAGACTCAACGTAAGGTGAGTGCAGGTGTTGATAAAGTATTCGGTCGTATGCCGGCTCTAGTGCCAGATACAATCAAAGGTGTTCTAGGTTTGCCAGACAGTACAGCTTACCGCGCAATGAATAACTTTGTACGTAACTCTGACTTTATCGCTCGTCACGTTGTAGCTAACCATTGGGCAGCTCAACAAGCGAAAGAGCAAGGTCGTGCAGTAACGGAAGCACAGATGAATGAGCACTATGCAGAAGCAACTGAACTGTTTGTTAACTTTGATGCTCCTACTCACCGAGGCACACAGTACGCGAATGATATCGGTATTGCATGGTTCACTAAGTACTTGTTCCGTGTAAACAGGGCAGTGGCTAGAACATTCCTTAAGAACCCAGTTAAAGTATCTCTGGCAATGCTTGGTATGGAACTAGCAGGGTTTGATTCATTCTCTGATACTCCAATCGGTTCAGCTATGGTAGCAGGTCGTGATCCACTATCGACACTAGGTGACCCAGTTACCTCAGCTATCTCGGCACTAAGCCTAACAGTACCGGGCCAAGTCCTCTAAACTCCACATAAAAAAACCCTCCATAAAGGAGGGTTTATTTTTTAGTATTTCTTAGTCCATGGAAGTAATTGATTTATTCCATAGGCGATTAGGCATATCCCAACTACTAACCAGAACATAGCCATTACCCGAACAGAGACTGTTTAGCAGTAGGCTCAGCTTCCGTTTCAAATGGTGCTTCGTCTTCTTCGTCAGTTACTTCTGGAATAACTTCATCTGACGCTTCGCTTTGTAGTCCTGCCACATTTTCTGTAGTCTCTTCGCTTGGGCTTCCCGTTCCGCATGCAGCGCTGCTGCCTGTTTCCTCTCTGTTCTCCCCAAAGTGTGCCTCCACTGCAACAGCAATGCTGTCTTTACCTGAACGTTTAGCTGAGAACTCGATTGAGTCTACAATGATTGTAGGGTCTTGCTTAGCAATCAACTCGATAAGAGCTTGCTCAACGTCTGCTTGGGTTACCTTAATTTTAAGGCTCTTGATGATCTCTAACATGTGTTTCCTTAATATGTATTTCTACTCTTGGATTGTCCTTGTCGAATCCTCCAAAAGATTGGTGTGCGTCTGTAATGTACCGCCAGTCATCGCCATCTACGTGGCCGAGTTCTACTAATGCATCTTCAAAGAACTTCTGATGTACTGAGGTATGGTTACCCAAGTCTCCCTTTCGCTTATCTTTGGAGAACCAAACATAAGTAATCTCAGGTTTAATATACTTAGGTAACTTATCGATCTGAGGTTTCATTAATTCCTTGTAGAACTTCTTCACCTCATTCAACTCTCTGTGGTGTCCATTACGATACCAAGAAAGACTAATAGGGACACGTTTATCCTTCTTAGTCCTTCGAGGCAGGTAAACCGCCACAGGAGCTGTGACGATATCAACCATTAACCGAACAGGCTGCCACCAGCAGGTTTAACCGCTGCAGCTGGAGCACCAGCAGTTGGAGCACCTTTCGCTGCACCTTTAGCTTTGTTACGAACTTCGCCACGGTTCTTCTCTTCCCATGCAGTCTTGAACGTAGCTTCACGTAGACCAGCTTCAGCTTCAGTCACAGTCACTTCGAACTCTTCGTGGAAAGCTTTAACAACTTCGTTGATCTCTTTAGTCTCGCCACCCGGTGCGTACGTACCGTCTGGCTGCTGAACGTTCTTATCAACGATCTGCTTCTCAACAGCAAGGATAACGCGCTGACCAATTAGATCATCGAATACTTCACGTTGCTGAGGCACTTCTTTACGTTGAGTAAAGTCGTAGATACCTACTGCACGAGACTCAGTATCTTGCTCGAACAACGGAGTATCTGTTGCTAGTACACAGATATCGTCTACTAGGCTGTAACCCGGTAGTGGACGCTGCTTACCGCTACGCTTATCTTCGTAGTAGTGCTTGTTGCCTTTAGCATCACCAGACGTTACCCATTGCTGAGAACGTAGCTTCTTACCATTGTCATCTTCTAGGTCGAAGTTAACACTCATTGCACCACCTTTAGAGTAGTCAACGTAAGCCATCTTGATTGTCACTGGGTATGTATCCGTATCCCATGGACCGAAGCCACCACCACCAAGTGAATCTGTTGCTTTCTCAATTACTACTGAATCTGCTTTTAGTTTGTCAAAAATACCCATAGTTTATATCTCTCTTTGTTTTGGGGGGACACCTGTCCCCATTTAATTAATTAGTTTGGTTTACGCTTATGCGTAGTATTCTTCTAGTCGCGCAAGGACTTTGGCACAATCGTTATCGATGTAGATCTCTTTTGGACCCCACATGCCCATTGGGCTACGAATGCGCTCCTTAACTGTCTTCTTGGTTAACTGAACTTGGAATACGTGTTTGAAGCCTAGTGCTTCTTCTTGAGGTGTGATCGTTAACAAGTCGCTCTCATTATCTTTAAGATCTTTGAGCTGGACTTTCTTAGCCGCCACAACAGTTGAGAAGTAAGCTTCTACGCCTTGGTTCATGATAGAACCTTTAACTTTTACACAAGTCTCTAGGATTGCATCTTCTGTCATCACGTCTGTAACGTGCGCTAGGAAGATAACGTTCTTAGTAGACTTAGCTACGTGCTGTTGCATCAAACGCTTAAAGTATTGTGCGTAGTCGCCCCATGCCTTCATAGTGTTTGCTGAATTAAGTACGTATAGTGATTCGTATTGATCCATCAAGAAGCTTAATGTATCGATTACGATCGTATGAATCTCTGGCATCGCCTCTGCCGCCGCAAAGCCTTCTTCGACTTGCATCGGATCAACGATCTTAAATTCTTTGAACTTGCTGCGAAACGGTAATTTCTTACCAGCCTCTGTACCTAGGTACATCACCCCTTCAGGGTTAGGCATGTTCATTAGTGAAGCTGATTTACCTGCACCGGATTTACCACCGACGAGGAATAATTGGTCATTTACGTCATTTGACATGTGTGTTCCTTATGAGTTTGCGGGAGGATATTTCTCATAATCCTCCGCGCAGTCTTTATCGCAGAACCGCCCACCATCTGGTAGCTGTTCCTTACAGTTGAGGCAATAGCCTGTCGAAAGTTGTGACTTGGCAAGGTCTTTACGAGCTGCCTCAATTGAGTTATTCAGCTTTTCTTGCTGTAATTGCTCCGCCCTCTCTAAATCACTTTCTCTCACGACAGCTCCTCCGCTAGGTCTTGGTCATAATCAGGAACCCAAATATCATCTAGATATTCTGAGGTCATTTGTAGCCTTATTTTTTGCTTAGTTTGTTACCCACCGACTTCATGATAGTCGAGTAGATCTCGGATAAATCCATGCTATCTTGCATCTTGCTGTTTAGAGCAATAACCGCATCCTGCACTTCATCGTAGTCCTTACCTGAATCAACAAGCATTAATGCATACTTGATCATCTGGTTTGAACGATTACCTTTGCCGGTCTTCTGAATGAACCAACGTTCCAGATTATCGAGAGACTGGAGATCAGTCACACGCTTCTTCTGTTCGTCAGCTTTCGAAGACTTCGGAATGAACGGGAGTACGTCTAAAATCTCACCGTCATTGTACTCATACTCGTGTTCATGGCTCATCCATTTACGAGGACGGTCACAAGTACCATCATCAACCTTGAACGGCAACCAATCATAAACATTCTGCATAAACTCTTTGTAGTCCTCAGAGTTCAGCTCCAGCTTATAGTTAGTTGGGAACAGGATTCGGAATCGATCACCATGTTGAGTACCATCGTCATCCAGTAGTTGGTGACGTTTGGTTGTATAGAACAAACACTTATGATCTTTCAGAAGTAATTTAGCAGTTGCTAAACTAACGCCTTCATCCACATCAATACATACCATGTTGAACCCGGGGATAATGTTATCGTCTGCGCGATGGCCATTAGTCAGGTGGTGCGCTACCCAGTGGATACCGTCTTCCTGAACAAGCTCGTGTAAGTCATCCCATTTGTATACATGGTTCTGGTAATTGTAAGCTACATCCGTAGACATAGAGAATATCATCTCGTCAAGGTTCGTTTCATCCAGCGAATCTGCTGAGAAAAACTCGATACCATCTACAAATGACTTCTTAATTACAATGTTGTTCTTATAGCCCCAAGCCGTTGCTAAGTTCATCTGCTCGTTCTTGAACGCAGCAGAGCCTTTGAACGTAGGTACATCTTCCAGCAAGTCAGCATATGTAACATCTGAACCCACATCAGCTAAGTACTTAGCAAGTTTGACATGGGGCTTATCACGCTTCAGCAATTCCTGGAGGGCATCCCCAGATTCTTCAACCAATTTGACTGCTTCTTCGAAGTGATTAGACTTGATGTTATGCGATCCATCTATGAATGCGTACGTGCCTGCGAGTTTAAGAGCTTTGAAGTAACGGTGTGTCATTTCAGCTCGTGCAATAGATTGCATCTCAGGCATCATCCCTGCGCGTTGAGCACAGCGCATTTCATATTCGATGATCTGGAGTGTTACCGCTTGGTCTACCAGCAGCTTCTTACCGTGATTCTGAGGCTCAGCGATCTTTTCGAGTTGGTCTGCAACATCTGAAAGGAACTTGCTGTTATTGCCGTCAGTACGACGCTTAAGAATCTCAGCTGGGTCTAGTGTTAACATGTCGTTAGTGTGGTTCTTAACAAACCCGAACAGGCAGCGACGAGCATAACCCGTAGACAGGAACGAGTAGAACTCTTCCTCAGTTTTACCGCCATCGAACAGTTTGTCAGGAGTACCAAACAACATCATGTTAGTGGGTGTACATCCGTCAATATCTTCCGAACGTACATTCTCCACAGTATTTTTAATGAGCTTTGGTTTAGTCTTACCCACATCGTATAACTCAAGGAACGAGTTAAGCACATCTGTGTTAGCGATAAGGTTAGAACCAATCTCATCCATCTCTAGGTTTACCGCACCCGTCTTGGCCATCAGTAACTTGTGGCGCATCTGCTTAACAGCAGGGGCAGTACCTTCAGAGAAAGAGAAAACGAATTTACCGAGTTTCGTAAACTCAATGTTTACATCTTCTCGTTCCTTATCAGGATCAGTGCCTTTCGTTGCCGCACGTTCCATAGCTAAGTCTTTTAGAGACTGTTCGCCAATGATAGGGAGGGTGTTCTTAAGAAAGAAATCCTTAAACTTGTGGATTACTTGTGTTTCGATCAGGTTAGTAGAGTAGCCTTTACTAAAGCCTGATGGCGCCAAGTTAATGGCGTACATGTTGATAGGGATAGTGCCACGGTCCATTGTCTGAATCTCGGGCCTCATAGTCCCTACCACCTTAGCAAGGTAGTAAGCTATGAGTACCCGAAAAAAGAGAGGGTTATCTGATTGTGTCTTGTTACACAAAACACTAACCAGCTTCTCCGACAAAGGATTGTGAACCATATCTTCAAATGGTTTCATTCAATCTCCTCTTAACCGTCAAACCAGTCTTCGTAGTTATCAGGTAGGGTGTAACCACCGAAGTGGTAGATAAATAGGGTACGAACAGAAGCAGGGAAGTCGAAGTCAGAGCCATCGATCTTATTGCTTGTGTCCAAGTAGTAGTTGAACTTGTCGTCAACCGGCTTAGGTATTTGAGTAACACCGGCAGGAACGTAAGGTGCAGTGTTCCATTTGCAACGGTATCGGCCCATAGCAGCACAGATCATTGCTAAGTCCACGTCATCATACGTATTATCGAATAGCTTAGGTGCTAACTCGGCAATAGTAGTGCCACGCTCAGCTTTGCTGTAGCTACTAGGATTCTTATCCATACCAATGAAGTCTTCATCGCCAAGCAATGTTAACAGTTCAATCTCGCCCACCTTTTCACGGATGAGAGATTTCAGCTGTTTGTTGATCACCATTGGTTTATTAGAGACGAGTTCGCCTTCGTAAGGACAGTCATGAACGATCAGCCCTCGTCGAAGGGGGTCGTACTGTACCTTAATTTTGTTGCCACCGATAGGAATATCTGTCTGTCCTAGTCGTCGGTAAGAACCGAATTGATGCTTCTTATTGCCTTTCACTTCTCCCAATCCGTAATAGATTGTAGATAGTGAACTGCTAAACATCTCGATTACTGGGAATGTCTCATCCGTCAAGAGTGTCCAGTTTCGTACAGGGGAGCGAACTTCCCAGTAGTCTGTCTGAACGGCCACACCCTTCATTAACTCCAATGAGTCCAGTAGGGTTTGAATATTGTCCTTACGCATAAGAGATTCCAGTGTGACATTCAGATGGTCCAAGTTACCCGTGAGAGGGTAAAACTTCTTTCCTCTCGGTAGAGGAGTTGTTTTCATGTCCATTAGATTTTTAACTCTCCAGAGTTGATATATTTATCCTTCTGGGTACATGCATTGAAACCGGCACAGTACATACAAGCACGCGGTGGTGGCTTGATCTCTTTGACGATACCAACTGAACCATCTTGTACAAATCTAAGATTCGCTTCCTGAGGTGTATCAAACACCTTAGTAGCTCTAACCCCCTTGGGGTTCTTATAGTATTTCCACTTGGTTCCGGTACGCCAAAGTTCCTTGTCGGTACATTCGGGAAGAGCGTTCTCTGGGAGCTGAGAGTACATGTCTATCTGGCTCAACTTACGTAGAATCCAGTTTTGTGTCCAATCAACATCCTTTAACGGGAACTCCTTCTCGACCATGTCAGCAGGAGGATAATTGTTTTGTTTGGAGCTATAGCTGTTCCAATCCTTAAAGAAGAACTGAATGGCCATAACATCCTTGGTTATGATGTCAGGCATACCCCACTTATAGATACTACCCTGCATAGAGTAGTCCTCATCCTTGTTACCGGATGTGTAGGTGTAAGTACCTGTCTGTTTGAAATCTTCTAGGCGACCATCGCCACAGAAGTCGAATTGACCGGTCACAATCCAGTCGCCCAAAGGCTTATAGAAGCGTTGCTCCATATAGACCGGGATCTGGCCGGGTTCTACCTTATCAGGGTTCAACACCACCTTGTCGATAATGTTCTGAGGGTATCCCAGAGCTTCCATCGAACCTTTGTAGTTGTTAACCCAAGCACTTTCAATAGCATCGTGTAGAGCAGTACCGCCTCGTGATGCGCTCATATGAGCAATATCTACAGGCTTAGCCATGGCGGTACCATCAGCTCTGCTAGTTAAGATGATCTGTCTGGTGCTTTTGAGTAGGGTCGTAGCTGAGATGTACTTTTTCCCATCATCGGGAGGCTGCTGATATGTATCGTTAGCCAAATACACTGCTACTGACAGAGGTATGTTTCTGTCGTTGGTGTAGGTTTTTGTCATAAAACCCCCTTATTATTGGTGCTTGGCTCTTAAGGTTACTTCACGTTGCTTACCTTTATTGAAAGGTCTTGCATTAGTATTCCCAAGATACCCACACACACGTTTTGTAATCTCCATACTTGTAGGGTCAACGTTGCCACAGTGACCGCACTCAAACCCATCGGAACTAGCTTTAGCATCACCTTCCCAACCACAACTGTGACACTTATCTATAGCACAGTTCTGACCATGGTAAGGGATACCTACCTCTTCAAAGGCGTATGTCCATAAGGTATTAAGCATAATCTTACGATTGGTAAGATCTACATTAGGTACTTCCACATAACTGATATGTCCGGAGGACGCATGTTTATGGAATGGAGACTCAAAAGAAAACTTAGTGAATGGGGATACCTGTTCCTGTACGTCTAAGTGAAAACTATTAGTATAATATCCCTTATCAGTAACATCGGGGATCTCCCCGAACTTATCAGCATCCAAACGACAGAATCTGTCGCATAACGACTCACTAGGAGTAGAGTACAGTCCGAACTTAACGTCTGAAGTTTTATTCCACGTGTTCGTTGCTTCACGCAGTACCTTGACCACTTGCTGCTGAAACCCATATTTAGCGGTATTCTTAAGAGCTGGTTCGCTACCTAAGATGTCGCTAAGAGCTTCTGCTGCTTCGTGCAGCCCAATGTACCCTAGTGAAACGCTGGCACGGTGATTATCAAACAACTGAAAGATGTTGTCGTCTACATTCAGTCTGCCAATTGCACCACTTTGATATAGGATAGGGGCTACTTCAGCTTTCACCCCTCTGAGCCGGTCTACACGGAAGTCTAAGGCATCTTTTGCCAAAGCAAGACGATCGTCCAGAATGTTCCAAAACTCTTCAAGAGAGTTTGCTTGGATGGCAATTCGGGGGATATTAATGCTTGCAACGCCTAGATTGTTACGGCCGTCCCAAACCTCAACACCTTCCGAATCTTTCCACTCATGGAGGAAGCTTCGGCACCCCATAGGGGCACAACCACCACCGCTTGCTCTAAGGGCAGGCATGTTTAGTACATCAGGGTAATTACGTTTAGCTGCACATTCAATAGCGAGTTCACGAATGTCATGATAGTTAGGGTCACCTTCACGAGCGTTAACACCTTCATCAATGCAGTAGACCAACTTAGGGAAGATCGCAGTTCTTTTCTGCTTACCTAATCCATCTATTCGTTGAGTTAATATACCTTTCTGAATACTCTTAGCCTGCCAAGATGTGCCTAGACCGAAACCAAACGTAACGAATGGTGTTTGACCTTGTGAAGTGAATAAGGTGTTAACCTCGTATTCCAGTCCCTGACACGCAGAGTCTACTTCTTGATGGGTCATCTTAGTAGCATAGGCAACAGCTTTATCCCTGCTTTCGCAGTACTGCAATCCCACAGCCAAGTGCTTCTTATAGCTCTTAGCCACGTATGGGGCCAGTATCTCGTCAATGCGGTTAATAGATACACCACCATATTGGTGACATGCTACTTGCGCAATTATCTGGGCAGTTACTGCTGCTGCGGTGGCAATAGATTTAGGCGTTTCAATTTCCGCATTACCAATCGTACAACCGTTATCCAACATATCTTTAAGATTTACTAAACAACAGTTATAGAAAGGAAGGAAAGGGCTCTCATCCAGATCATGAAAATGAATATCCCCTGAGCGGTGACCATCGTATACGTGGGCAGGTAACATCTCCGCACCCACTTCTTTTACGACTTCACCTGCTATCATGTTTTTCATAACGGGAATACGCTCACTAGCTTTATTAGCATTATTGTGCAGTAGGGCTTTATCGGCCCCACCTAATACAATCTGCTTACTGGTTTCAATAGCACTCAATATTTCCACCCCCCCTTTAGACCACCAACTGAATAATCAGATACGCGTTGCTCAAAGAAGTTGGTATGACCATCCGCGAGTACCCAATCCAACCAAGGGAATGGGTTAGGCGCGTTGTATAGTTTCTCAAAGCCTAACTGTGTTAGACGATAATCGACCATATGACGTATGTATTGCTTGGTCTCATTGGCAGTAATACCTTCGATTCCACCTAACTTAAATGCTTCGTCAATGAATGCATCTTCCAGATCTACGGCTAAAGCTGCCTTACGTTTAGCAACTTCACCTAGAACTCCCATATCCACATTGGATTCAGTAGCATATGTACGGAATAACTGTGACATTCCTTCTACGTGTGCTGACTCATCCCGTAAAGACCACTCGGTGATCTTACTTAGTCCAAGCAACTTACCATAGCGTTGGAAGTTCAATAGCATAACGAATGACCCAAATAGTGATACACCTTCATTCAGTACTGTCTGGATAACAGACTCGCACGCTTTAAGATCACTACTCATATCGACCGTAGTCATATTATCAACCTTGTTAGCCATTTCTTCATACTCTAAAAATTCAGAGTATATGGTTTCAGGCATACCAAGAGTATCAGTGAATAGTGCATAGGCACGTTGGTGAATACCCTCACGAGCTGCGAAAGATCCCATCATGTTACGTAATTCATTATTCTTGAAGTACGGGATGAAATGTTCATAGTAGCACTGCCCTACCTCAGTATCCGACTGCGTAAACAATCGCATAATTTGCAGAACAAACGCTTTCTCTTCAGAAGTAATCTTGTCTGAGTTCCATTGAGCGACATCGTCACCCAATTCAATTTCATGTTCAGTCCAGTGGATCTGCTCATGTTCTTCTGCCATTTTCATGGCCCAAGGGTATCGGAATGGTTTATACGTCCCTGAATATTCTACGCATGACATTGTGTACACTCCTCATCGTCTGCTTTATCTTTAGCAACTACATCGGTAATGTTAACTTGCTTGATAGAAGTTGTACGCAGGTAGTAAAGACCTTTAAGTCTTCGCTCATATGCAGAAAGGTGAACACTGTTAACGTAGCTCTTAGGTACTTCCGCAGGGAAGCTAAGGTTTACCGACTGGCCCTGACATAAGAAATCCTGTCGGATGCCTGCCTGATCAATCACGTAGTGTTGGTCAATTTCTTCAAATGTCTTGAATACTAACTTCTCGTGGTCAGATAGATAGTCCAGATGTTGAACTGAACCTTTATTCTGAATCACTGAGGTGATCTGCTCGTCTACCCAACTTTGCTCACTCTTACCTAAGATAGTTAGGGTGGGTGGAATGTGGGAATTAAGGAGAGCAACTAAGTATTTGTTCACTATTAAATCAGTACCTGCACGTGTTCTGTGTGCAAAAGCATTACTCTTAATAGGTTCAATACTCGCTGTAGCGTTACATATAGCACTCGAGTTAGCATTTGGAGCAATGGCAAGTAAATGAAGGTTTCGTACAACCTGACCCGCTTCCTGTGCGTCTGGACAGCTACCCTTCTCCACAGCTAACTGCTGGGAACGGGCAACCGCTGCTTCCTTGATACGGCGGAAGATCTTATAAGTTTCACGATTAGCCTCAGTAGATTCAAAAGCAATACTCTTCTGCATCAAGTAGCCGTGCCAACCCATAGCACCAATGCCAATATCGCGACTGCGCATGGCTGCGTACTTAGCTTTACTGACAGCATCTGGGGCTATATCAATGAAATATTGAAGTACATTATCCAGTAGCTCCACTAAATCTCCTACTAGGCCAGTGTTTTTCCAGTCGTCATACTTCTCTAGGTTAAGAGATGCTAGACAGCATACCGCAGTACGTTGCTCATCTGTTACCAGATGAATCTCATTACATAGATTGGAACCATGAATCTTAAGACCTAGCTTCTTTTGTACAGGGTGTAGTGCATCATTGGCAGTATCGATAAAATTCAAGAATGGTTCACCAGTACGGTGCCGAGTCTCAAGGATTGATTCCCATAACGCACGTGCTTTAATAGTCTTGGTTACGCGCTTACTGTGAGGACACTTAAGTTCCCAGTCCCAGTCAGCATATACATGCCTCATGAAATCGTTAGTAAGGTTCACTGCATGGTGGGAGTTGAAGTTCTTGCGGTTAATATCGCCTCCTGTAGGGGTACGACTTGTAATGAACTCTTCGATATCAGGGTGACCTACATCCAAGTAAGCTGCATAGGCACCTTTACGAGTCTGTCCCTGCTTGTAAGCAGTCATGGCTCCATCAATATCGTGAATAAATGGGATAGGTCCAGGGGATTTATCTGAGACAGCTCGAACAGCGTCCCAGTGCCCACCAACACCACCACCCAGTACAGATAGCCAGCGAGTTTCTTCACCATGTTTGATTAGTCCTTCGACTGAATCAGGCACATAACTAAGAAAACAGCTAATAGGCATACCTTTGTTACCATCACCTGCATTAGACAGGATAGGCGAACTAAACATAAAGTGCAGTTGTGATACGTGATCATACAGCCGTTGTGCATGAGCATCGTCAGTAGCAAAGAACTTACAGGCACGTGCAAATGCCTCCTGTGGTGACTTTTCTTCTCCTTGCAGGTAGTAATCTACGACTAGTTTACGTCCCTGTTCGGACATAAGCTTATCGCGGTTGAGTTTGATTTCCAATGTAATCTCCTCGTTAATGAAAAAGGGCAACGATGTTACCCTTCTATGGTTAGGGTGTCAAACAACATTCCATTGGCTGTTAGTTAAATCCACAATCAATGTCTCGCTGTTATTCCACTCATAATCATGTGATTCAACGATCTTAGCATCCTTTATTTGGTAGTAGTCCCCACTAAGGTATAGGGCAGCACGCTTGGCTTCCTCTGCAGGAGTACCGTAGTTAGCGTACATATCCCAACGGGTCTGGTGTAACACGCACATGCATCGAAACATCTCAGTCAGTCGATCATCCAGACTACCATCTTTGTCCATAGCTTTAATAGCTTCTTCACCTACGTCTTGGATGACATGTTCAGCTAACCCGCTTAGAGCATTGTAGAAGTCATTATCACCAAAGTTAATTACGAGAAAACTCATAAGTCTTCCTCCTTAACGTACATACCATCAATCATTTTCCCACGTCGGTCTTTGATCTCTTGGTATGAAGTGTTTAAACAGTGGGCATAACCCCAACCATTACGTTCAGCCATGTTAATAGCTACAACACCCATGTCACCTAGACCATCTTTGAGAGCTGCTTGCGCGTGCTCAGCCTTCACAGGCTTGATTCGCCCAGAGTCATACAGATCGCTAACCATATCTTGAACTTTAGCTGCGATACTCACAGCCTCTTTCTCAGGCATCTGTGCTGCAACCACCTCAATAAACTCTTCTAGGAGCTTCTTGGTTTGATTCCAGTCAGTTGTACCGTCGATAAGGTTACGGTCTTCATGCCATCGGGTAATATTTTCAATTACCTGCGGTGCAATATTGTTGTTGGGTTTAGTATTAATCATCGTCCACCGCCTTCTTACGCTTACGCGTGTTCTTACGGTTACGTTTCTCAATCTTAGCCTGTTCTCGCTCATTGCGACGAGCTTGGTAATCACTGTGACCCCAGTCCTCTTCGCCATAGCGTCGTTTATTTCCCATATCGGAACTCCTTAATAGCTTCCAAATAGTGAATTGCTTTGTCGATGTCCTCCGCACCGTTCTTACTCTTGTGACGGAGTAGGTACTTGAGGGCATTACCTTCGTAGAAATCTAACTTATTAGCGTTAATGATTTCCCAAGGTTGTAGGGCTTCACCTTTATAGTGATCCCCACCATGTTGAACATCTAGGACGGACATGTGAGCTCCTTCCAACAAATCGGGTACAGGGGTTCAATCAGAGCACCAATCTCTTTTGCAAGATCTTGGATCTCCATTTGAGCGTGACTATCTGTACGCTGATTATAGAAGCGAGCAAATGCCGCTAGAGAGCCAGTCCAATACCAGTTAACTTCACAGCCTTGTGGTAGTAGGAAACGAGCTTGTTCTTCTGCTACACCACTATCAAGCATATCTTCATAGTCTTGAATAGCTGAGTTCACCGAATCTCGGTACGCCTTCTGTAGCTTGGCGTTGTCTGGGTGTAAACCACCACTACCTTGCTTCTTATTGTCAGCCTGAATACGGAACTCAGGTACAAAGAAGGTTGGTGTGCCACTAATGTATCGACGAGATTCCTCGTTTTCCGAGAAACCTACTTTGTGTTTAAACTTAACCTTCTCCTGAGGGCGTTAACCTTAGGACGTTCTCTTACGAACTGCTACGTATTTCTACGCAGAAGAGACTATATCATCACCGTCATCTTCTGTTACGGTGTCCTGCGCTTCCATCGCACTTGCGATGTACTCCCCTATGGGATAGTCGTTGCACCTTCCACTTTCGTGGCTTGGCTCAGGATTGCCCACAGCACCATCTGTTTGGGGTTCCCCTGAATTCACAGGAATTAACTCTATGAATTTCTCCATAGAACTGCTTAAACTGTATGTACAAGATTCCCTATCAAACTCTATTAATCCAGCTTGTATGAGTGAGTAGGACACTTCTTCTAATTGGCCATGACATTTACGGTGATCCGCTTTAGTCATATGGATTAGGTTAGACTTCTCGTTGTGTAGTTTATTACCATCGATATGATGTACCACATCGTCTGCTGATATATCGGGGAAAGGTATTCTATGTGCTGGGACGTATTTAGTCCCATCATACACTAGATGATATCCTTGCTTAGTAATATACCCGTCCCCGTAGTTACGGGCATCGTGGCGAGCTTTCTTACCGCACTCTACACAGGTGTTATGTTCCCTAGGGGCTTGTATCCAACGTTGCTCACTGCACGTAGGGCATTCCACTAAGTATTCATATATGATCCGGCCTTTAGCATTATGGCCTTTAATACGAGAATCTAGGTAGTTCTTAATCTTGGTCATTGTGGTTCCTTATATTTAAATATACATGGAGTATACTATAAGGATACAGTATTAACAACATTGTGTGCGTATTGGTACAGGTGCACGCACTCGTACTGTAACGCTGGTATGTTGGAAAGGAGTAATATGCCGGTGTTTAGCCAGATATTTAATAAGTCGTTCATTTTGTTCCTCCGTACGACTACTGTCGCCTTCGTTAGCAAAGGAAACCCTTGCTGCTGCTACTACACTAGCGTCTGAGCCCATGTAGTCAATCAGTTCTGCTTGCATTAACCCTCCAAGATTCTTTCAAGACGTAATTCAACAGGCAGTTTAACCACCTGAGATGTTTTTCGATTACATGCAAACTTACCGCCTTGATCACGGCTCATTGAGAACCCTAGAGGTGTAAACTTCATGATGTAACCTTCTACCAGCTCGTTATATTTAGGTTGGATGTAGACGACTAAGTCGCCTACCTTCACTTCCTGACCACAAGCATCTTTACGTACTTCAGTCTTTAGAGCTGTCATACACTTCCCACCCTAATTTATTTTCATAGTATGAATTTAGGAATACGAGTAACGATGCAGGAAGTAGCACCCATAGACCAATCTGAGGTATCATTACCAACACTGCCATATAAATGGCTATGTCTATGAAGTTCCAGATAGGCTTGAACATAAATTGAACAATTTTGTTAACCATTTCAATTCCTTAGTTGTCTTCTAGGATATCCGCCATCTTTCGATAGTCAGATATCAGTTTCATTTCTTTGTACAGCGCGTACATGTTTGGAGCCAGCTCTTTGAATTGCTCCTCACCTAGTTCCTCCGCAAGACTAGATAAACTGGTAAAGCTAGTGTTCATACTTTTAGCCCGCTCGTGTTTTTGAATACGTCCAGCAGCTTGAGCTATAACAGAGTAAATATCTTGGTCATGGACACCTCCCCATATTGTGGGAGGTGGTGCACCAAATACATTATCTCCCGACGACATTCAGGATCTCCTTTCTACTTAGATTATTCTTAATGTTGATATCATCTTTCCATGAAGGGTAGAAGATATCTAACTCCGCGCCTATCTTAACGGTTGGGTGCCAGTCAAGCTCCGGCAAGCCGTGGCTCTCCATACACTCTACGAGGTTATTGTTTAACCACTCAACTGCACCAACATCGTCTGGTAGCATCAAGTAACACGCATCATGAATCAGAGCACTGATATGAATACGGCATCGATACTCCGAGGCATTGATTCTCTCTTGCAACATAGCAGCTGCTTTTGAGTTAACAAGACCATAAGATTGGCCTAATGCATTACCTGCTGTACGTCCCTCAGCTGCAGCCTCTTTAGGCATACGTGGTGCGCCCCATACAACATTACGAATCAGGGGAGTTCTAACTCTTAATCCGTAAGCTACGGTAACGTAACCATCTTTGTTTGCCTGCTGTAGTCTATCTTGCACCCACTTATCAGATACCTGATACATCTCGTGGTAGGAGTCCTCAATCTGCTTGGCTTCATCTCTCGAGAAACCACAGTTATTCATGAGGGTGGTGAATGTGCCTTGATAGGTTAGAGCAAAGGTTGGAGCCTTAGACTTCTGACGAACATCCCCGAATACCTTTTCATTCTTCAGTTGGTTCACATGGTCAGGAGTCTCAGTCATCCAATCAGGCATCTGATCTTTGAAGTAATAGTAAGCACGTAGACAGTGTCCACAGTAGCCATCTTCATAAACTTTAATCTTATTGGGATCTCTGGTCGTTAGAGCAGATACATAATCTTCGAGGGAGTTGTAATCGGCACCAGCAAATAGCTGTCCTTTAGGAGCACGGAAGCAATTCTTAATAAGCTTTGCGTAGGTACTGCCGCTAGGAATTTGCTGTAGGTTAGGTTTACTAGATGATAGTCGTCCTGAAACGGTACCGCCTAAGTTGAACCCACCGTACAATCGGTGTGTGCCATCACTAACAGGGACAGCATTGAGGAAGTTGGGCATAAACGAGGAGATTATCTTATCTACTTTAGACAAGTGAATCAGACAACGAATAATCATTATCTTATCCTTGTCCTTTGTATGCTTCTTTAGCTTCTTGAGGGTCTTAGTTCCCGTAGCAGGCTGCTTGGTATCAGTAAGATCTAATACCGGAAACTCCCAATGGGTGTATAGCAGTTCCTGTAATTGTTTCGGGGAACCTGGATTTAACTCAAGGTCTAAGAAGTCATCCTCCGTCTTACGCTTCACCTTACGGGTGGTGTTGTAGAGGTGTGTCTCTTGCTGTCTTCTAATCTTCAGGTAGCCTACTTCTTCGAGCTTACGTTGCAAGAACCCATAATAGGTATCATGTAGTCGGGTCAGTCGGTTGTTAGCCTTGTGAACTGACGGCATGTGAAGTGGCATTCCTACCAACTCCATTTGCAGTATCTGTTTAGCTGCTGGCTTGAACAGACTATCGTAAATCTCGCGCTGATCATCGGCATCAACAGTACCGTTGTGCTTGTTAAACACATACCAAGTAGATAGGCAATCCACTAGGTTGTACTTCATTAGTTTGCCCTTTTTTATCAGGCGAATATCGTTGATGTTATCTTCAGCATAGTTACCTGCGAACTCATGGGCTTGTTCCTTCAAGCTCAGCTTATTACCGGCACATGAATTGGTAGCGAGGTAAGTCAGAAGCTTAGTGTCATCGAAGTTCTTCGTGACAGCTTCTACCCCTTCTATCATTCCATCGTAATCTAGGTAATCCTTCATCCACAGAGTGTAGACAAGGATTTTCAGATCGTATCCAGCGTTATGCCAGATGAGTTTACCTTTGTACTCAGTAAAGAACTGCTTGAGTAGGGCCCTCACTTCCGCGTTGTCCTCCCGTGCCCCCGGGGTATCAACAGGTTTGATTTCCATCAACTCCTGCATCTTGGACAGAGGTGCATTGTCTACGTAGTCACACATGACTACGCCACCTTCGTGCTGATTCCAAGCGAAACCAACAGTACCGATGCCTGCATCTCCAAAGAAGAGTGAGAATGTTTCTAAGTCACAACTCAATTCTGGATATTTATGTAAGCCTTTCAAGAACTTAGCAATATCAGCAACATCTTCGTGGTACTCAGAGTGCTTGATAATATCCGAACCGAGTTCGGTGAATGTACCATTCTTGTGATCATTCAAAGTCTGCAAGGACAAGGCGAGCTTATCTTTGTTCTTTGGATCATAGAATAGTGACTGGTAATTGATCCCATAGATCACCTTAATATGTCCAAAACCCTTCCAAGCACAGTCAACCACAGACCCTAAACTAGGTTCTGCCTTAGTGAGCTTAGTCAGCTTCTTGAAATATTCGCCATCAGCACAGTAGACTATCTTGATGGATAGGCTATCTATCGCCTTCAATAGCGTAGGGATATAGGCATTAGCAGTCTTAGCAGAAGGCTTCTTCTTACCGCCATAGTCGAGACTCAACGCTACAGTCTTGTCCCGATCTAAAGCAGGGAAGTAGTTATCTTCTATGTTGCGCTGCACTAGTGATTGCTCTTTTAGAAGTAGAGCAACTTCATACGGGCCATCAGCCCAAATAAAATGATGGATAGTTATTCCTCCATTAAGTGCACCATATGAGCCATCTCATGTAACTCTGCCAATGACTCGGTTTCATGTCCTGTGTCAATCCAGTCATGTACAAGGACTGCATTCCATCTTTCAGGATCTCTAGAGATGCGGATATGCTTCGGGTCAAGTAAACGGTGAGGACCTAAGTTAGCTCTGGTTTCAATACCCATAGCAAATTTAACGTAAGAGTCTCCTTTACGTGCCATATAAAGGTGAGGGTTACTAGCCTTTAACAGTTTCCACATATTACATCTCCAGTATTTGCATTAGAGAGAGTTGGTCATAACACTCTTTAAGCGTCAGACCGTCATCTACTAATTCGTAATCTTCCATATTACGAAGGATAGTAGCATCCGTGACAGGAATCCATACAGAGGTAGGATCTATCAGGGACTCAAGTTTGAAGGTCGTAGTGTCTGGGTAAGTCCACACAGCACGATACCTCCTCTTTTCCATGTCCACGCATAGATAACGTGCCCTTCGATACTTTATCTTGTAAAGGTCCATTACTCCTCCAGTAACTTCTCAGTTAGGCGGATGTGGATATGCTCCATTGCTTCAGCATGTTTCTGCTTCAGCTCAAGAGCTTCTGCCGGTTCATCCTCTTGCGGATTCGTGACGTATTCATCGACAAACTGGTGCAAAGGTTTAGGTAGCAGATGATACAACTGCTTCTTGGTAGAAGCAGCCGTTAGTACATCAGCGATGTACCAGTGCATTAAGTCAACCACGTTAGCAGTGTCTTTGGTAATGCTAGTAACTAGCACTTCCATTAGGGTCTGCTTCACGTGGAATTTGTGTTGAGGTGACAGGGTATCTGACACCAAAGGTCTTACGCGTTCCATAGCAGACCCCCAGGATTAGCCGATTAGTTCTTCAAGAGCTGCAACCTTACGGTTAGTAGCTTCTAGTTCGCCAGTCAGACGTTGGAATTCAGTTTCGAATACCGTCATGATAGCTTGGCCTACAGCAGCATCTTTACGTTCAACAACAAGGCTGACAGTACGAGAGCCAACAGTGATTAGCTGTGTAGCTTCTGCTTCGTTAAGCAGTGCATCAAGTAGTGCAACTTCTTCAGTAAGTTTCTTTTGTGATGCTAGTAGAACAGTTAGTTTAGACATTATGTGTTTCCTTATGGTTTTTAAAAAGGTGGACTAGTTGTAGCCCACATCAAATTCAATTACGGTACCGAACTTCGGATTGAAGCCGTGTCCCGGTAGTTTTACCCAAATTACCGGATAGTCCGGTTCTTCAGTGATTTCTCGACACTCCAAGTCAGAGAAAACGATTAGCACTAGAGGCTTGTTCTCTTCTTTGTTGTAGTGTTCGAAGATAGGTTCAAGAGCTGTACCACCACGGCCATGGAACGTCACATCACGCAAGTCTTCGCCTTTCGCAAGGTTGTAGATCTTGTGGATCTGAGTATCACAGTCGATGATAGACATCTTCTCAGGGTTGTTGTTTTCCATGATGTCGTCCAACTCAGTAATGAATGCTGAGAATTGGTGGTTCGACACTGAACATGAAGTATCAACAGCAGCACCGATATGGCCTAGGCTCTCAGAGAACATAGACGGCAGGTACATGCCTTGTGATTGGTAACGACGGTTAGGCTTCTTCCAAGAGAAGTCTTCTTTATCGAACGCTGCCATGTAGTTCTGTAGAATCACATTCCACGGAAGTTTAGGGTTAGTTAGACGTTCAATAGATACCGCGATGTCGCCCGGGATTGCACCGGCTTCACCTTTGATCTTAGCAGCAGTAGAGGCTTTGATGATCGCGTCTTCAACTTTACGTTGTACGTCAGCTTCATCTACCTTGCCGCCCTGTCCGTCACCGTCTTTGTCACCACCGGGGCCAGTGCCCGCAGGAGCGAAGTCAGGTTGGAAGTTAGGATCTTGCTTATCTTGGTTCTTCATCAAGTCATCAAAGATCTTGTCAGAAGACCATTCTTTCTGGTCTTTGTACTGGTGATCAGCTAGACCGCCTTGAATCATCTTGTAACCGGCATCGATTAGCATGATGTTAATGTAGTGGTCAGTCGCCTGATTCCATACATTGAAGTTGTCTTTCTTAGTCTTGTTCATTCGCAGCATGTGCTGGAATGCAACGTGCCAAGCTTCGTGAGCTAGCAAAAAGATGCGCTCATCAGGGCTTAGTGGTTCAAAGAAATCTGGGTTAACGTATAAGTTCAAACCATCCGTACATGCAGTAGGGCATTCGTCGGTCCAGTTGAACTTTAGACTGAAAAGAATTGTTGAGATAAAGACAGAGCCTTTAACCTGTAACAAACCGATCTTAGCTCGGTCGTATGCTTTTTGTAGTTTTGCATCTACTTTGATAGTTTTCATTTTTACTCTTCCAAAATGTTTAGTAGTTGTTGTTCCTGTTGGAACGCTTCAAGGGATTCGGCATTCTGTAGGAATGTGTAATCCGAACGGGTGTAAAAGGCATCAGCCTCTGATAGTCTTTCATGGCTAGCATGGGTTAGGCCGAAGAATCGTATCGTTTTATCTTCGTATACGCACTTGTAACGAAAGTATGATGAACCAGTTTCGTAATCAGGACGTGAATGTATTTCAACCATTATGCCTCCAATAGAGCAATCATCTTTAGCTCATTGATTGTTTGTTCGAGGTTGCCATAGTCAGTGACATTTCCGTCAGCATCTTTGCTTACGTCAACACCAAACACACACTCGTCACATTCAGTCTTGCAGTCAATAGCCCCTGACTCCCTAACGGTAGCATTGGCACTGTGTTTACACACCTCACGTTCAGCTAGGGTATCAGCGTCCATGCTTAGTAGCATTGGTTTTAACGTCTCAAGCCGTTTAATGGTTAGTTCGATATTGGTCATACGTCCTCCAGTAAGGCATCAACCTTCTTGATATTCAGTATTCCCATGTGCTCGACTAGGTGCATTGGTAGGTCTTTACGCGTACGTAACTCCTTCTCCAATTCAACTAGAGCTTCATCCAAGTAACCGGCAGGTGGATTGGTCATATCAGGAGCTTCATCACTGTTAGCCCAAATGGTATGAGGGTAACGAGCTTTCCACGCCATACGTAATGCATGGAATACGTGGGAAGTAGCCATCTGGGAGACACGTTTGCCATACCCATGAGCATTCATCCATAAGAAGTTGCCATAGTTATCTTCCATCATTCATCCTCCAGCAGATCTGTCAGCTGTACAACTTGGATAATCTTATCCATGTCACGGTTAACCGCATCTGCTGAGATATGTCCAAAGAAACATCCCTCACAGTCATTAGCTTTAGTTACTAGACGTGGGTCCCTTGGACTATCTCCTTTACCTTGGCGACATACAGGCACACAGAAGTGCTGCTCAAAGTAGTCCTTAGAATCTTCCGTAGCTTCATGATTGTTTATCACATGCATGAATTCGCGCACAGACTCTAGGGCTTTTAATATATTTACACTCATATTTGTACCTTGTGTTAGAATTGCCTATACCTAATTATGAGGAATTAAATATGGCACATGTGTTGAAATTATGGACTAAGCTTTAGTCCAACCTTTATGACTTTTACCCTTACCCTTAGCTATTGCAGCCATATGGGAGGGGTGTAGTCGGTTATCTCTGCAGAATTTACGTAGGTTGTATACACTTACCACGTTCCCTTGAGGATCTTTAAATGTATACTGCTTAGCACGAGACTCCACTTTATTCTCAGTGGGGGTCACGAATTTACACGTATACGGGCTGTAATGTTTTGAGCCTGCTATATGTAGCACGTCCTTATCCAGTTGTGCCCCTTCAAAGTAATTACTCCCATCACACCATGCTGCAAACACTTGGTAATCATGCCATGCGTCACATACAGTTACGCCCTTTGCCCCATACCATCGATAGGCACGAGTCTTGGGGTTATAACACCTACCTAACATTCCCACCCAAAGTCTATAACACTTAACCTGTTTCCCTTTAACGGTTGTAGGGTAGGGGCCGGGCCCGATGAATCCTATATTACATACTGACACGACACCTCCTTACTGGTATACTGCGCGGTTTTAGGGTGGTACTATATCGCTATAATAATATATCCCAACTCTTAAGAGGAAATTATGGCATACACTAAAATTACAGCCGACGGGCTGTACCCTTTAAATAACGATATGAATACTAGCGAAACCACCATTTATGTTGGTGAGATACCAGCAGCAACTACTATCGCAATTGGTTTTAATGATCCAGATGGGAATTGGACTCCATTCCCCAACTCGACATTAACTTCCCACACACCACTATCTATCAGCCATGGGCATGATGTAATGCTTATCGCATTAGCGGTAGATGTGTCTGGTGAAATTAACATCAGTACCAAGAAAGAAGGTCTTGGAAGCCTTGAAGGTTTACTTAATGTTATCGCGGATAACACCCAATCACCTATTAAAGTAGATGCTCCTGTAGACACCCCTAGTGTACGTGTACAAGGTGGATGGCTTGAAGGGTATACCAAAGCTCAGATAGATGAGTTATTACTCTTAGGTAATGCTAGGTTTAGCGCATATACCCTTGATGGTGTGACAGTGAGTAAAGACCCATTGAACCCTACATATCTAGACGGAGTTACCCTATTTCCATCATCTAGCGCAGACTTCCAACTCATCTATAACAATGCAGGAGAGTCGTGGATCAAGAATGTATCTTCCCGCACCGTTGAAATGGTAGGTGATTCTATGTGGCAGTTGGCTCAAGGTGCAGGTAGTACAGGTGAGTTCGTCTTATGGTCGGAGAGATCTTCAGATGATGGGGAAACTTACTTTGAAAACGACCTGTCGTTACGTAAGAAATTAATCCCTAATAACTCTGCAGACTCTGTTAGCCTACCTACAGCTGTGGGTACTTGGGCACCTGATGAGTGTATTAGGTGGGCCATGTATAATAAACAGTCCGGTGACGTTATTCTTGCTACTCCAACGGATACAGTTAACGGTAACCCTATTTCAGGTATCGCTGTATACTGGAGACTAGAAGAGATCTAGTCCCCACCTTTACAAGCTATAAAGTTACCTAGTAACTCGCCATCATGATCGTCGTGTTTATAGGTGTACCTTAAGTTGCAGTTCTCTTGGGCCATCATATACATACCCCAGATTTGGGATGAACGCATATCAGCTGGACTAAATAAGTCAGATGTCCATCCACTGCCCTGGTCCGGGTGGGTGTGCATGTAGGCCATAGCCTCACAGTTCTTCTGTGGGGTGTTTACTTTTGGGTCCATCGTATTAGACAAACCTCCGACCTGCATATCCGAGAAGAAGTAACCTTCATCACATTGATATATCCAACCCATTGCTTCCTGTTCAGGGGTTAGATTGTTGATAGCATCCATATGGTAGTTATACCAAGCATAAGCAGCAGAATGCTGATCTTTATGTACAATCGGTATTGTTTTATACGTAGGTAGTGGCTCACACCCTACAGTGCAGGCTGCTGCCAACAAGGCAATAAACATTTTCATAATTATCCTTAGCGGAAAGACTCGGTGGCGGGATTCTTCCCGCCTCCGCAGTCTTGCAGCGTTATTCCATTAGTTCCATCATTCGAATGAAAGCTAGAGCTTCACCAAGAGTTTCAAAGTCACCCTTATCAATCACACCTTGATGTTCTTCCATTGATTCAAGTTCCTTCTTAATAGGATTTGCCAGATATTCCGTGATAACCTCTAAGGTATCAACAGGATCTACCCAGAATCCATACTCGGTATCTCCTTGAATACACCATTCAAGAGTACCTTGAGCCTCTGGGTCAAACCATACAGTGAAATTACTCATAGTATCCCCCTGCATAAATAGTAAGTGGTCAGCGCGGTACTCAGCCATAATCCCTAAGTAACACTGAGCATCACGTTCAAGGTCATACGCTTCTTGTTCCATTCCTTGCTTTGCTGCGCTAACAGAAAGCTCCATACAGTCTTGCTGCATCTCTTGAAGTATCTCAAGTGTTCTATGTGCGATCATAATGAATTCCATATAAAAAAAGCCCACTATAAAGTGGGCATTTGGTTAGTTAGGTTTAGCCTTTGTCAGCTTTATTGACGATGTCAATCGCTTTACTATTTAAACCTACGACCACTAATAGACCCATAATAGTCATCAGTGTTACAGACAGCGGCCATAGTAATGCACCTAACAAAACGTTAGGCCATCGCATAGGCTTTTCCATTGCTGAGTTAAGAGCCCAGAAGAACAGCGCATATAGCGCAGCCACAGTTAAGTAAATACCCATTAGTCTTCGTCTCCACACATTGATTTAATGTTTTGACGAATCTTCTTCGCCTTCTCAGCTTCCTTAGCGAGAGTGTCCACCTTTTCCTGCATTGCTGCGATCTTAGCTGCACTTTTCTCGTTTTTCTTTTCAGCCGCTTTCGCGAATGAAGCAGCTTGGTTTTCCAACCAAGCCATAAGAGCTAGTAATACTTTAAAGTTCATACTTTGTCCTTATTATTTACCCGGTAGCCACAATGCATCAGGTGTTTCGCCAATACTCATGTTTGGAACAGAACCGTTCCATTGTTTAGCGCGAACCATCTCTACTTCAATACGCTTAAGTTCAACGATTGATGGAGTAAGAGATTTAGCTAGAGTCTTGTTACCTTCAGCTGTGTTCTTCATTGCTTGAAGTTCAGCTTTAGATACAACATCGATTTCGTGTGCACGAGCGTTAGCTTTAGACTCACGTTCGAATTGGTCAGCACGAGCTAGAGCTTTACGCTCTTTCTCAATACCTTCTGCTACAGCTTCTTTAGTCTTAGACTCAGTCTGCTTTAGCTTAAGGTTATGCTGTTCAATCATATCGTCTTCAGCACGTTGAGCTGCACGGTCAATACGATCGGCAATCTTAGCGTGAGGAAGTACAGATTGAGGCAACACTTGTACGATTTGTACGTGTGTAGCGTACTTCTGTAGCTCATCAAACAGATACTCACCAAGGCCCTGACGAGACTCAGGCAACATCAGTGTACGAGTATCTTTGATCTGTGCAGCGTAGTAGTTAGCAAGAGAGTGAACACGTTGTGTCAGCTCTTGGTCTACATAGTTCTCCACTGTACCGTACTTAGCTGCAACGACAGGAGCCGAAGTAGTTTTAAGGCGGTAGTTGATCATGATGTCACCACGTGCCGGGGTAGCGGCATCGGCTTCAGTAGTAAGTTTGATGTTCTCAAAGTACTTCTTCTGCTGAGTAATAGGCATGATCTGTAGATCTTCAATGATTGGGATAGTCACAATCGGACCAGTACCTACAGGTACGTCTTGGATCTCACCTAGTCGAGTAAGTACACCAATCTCTTTATCATTGATGATATTGATGTTGCTTACAGCTACGCCAACAGTAGCTAGACCGAGTGCAGCAATACCTGCGATGGCAATGTGTTTCATGTTCATTCGTTTGGTTCCTGTGTTAAATGATTAAGCGACTAACTCACCTTCGATAGCTTCTTTCTCCATTCGTTGTTTGAATGGTAGAGCCATTGAAGGATCAACAGTGTTTAGGGCAGTTACTTTTGTGCTCACATCTTCAAGCACAACCTTCTGACGTTCGATGAATACATCTAGGCCAGACTCGTCAACAGTAGACGTTAGTTTCAAGCTGCTATCAATCTCTGCGTTCAGAGCGATAACTGCTACAGCTGTCTCAGCTGACTCAAGACGAGTTTGCTTAACGCTTAGCTCGTTCTCTTTGTTCATTACGTTCTTCTCAAGTACATCGATTGTAGCTTCGAATGTACCAAGAGATTCCAACTGAGCATTCAGACGGATCTTCTTGTTAGAGATAGCACGTTGAAGGTTTGAGCCTTTAATTTCAAGCTCACCACGCGTGTTGTCGTCAAAGGCTTTCGCCCAGTCGCCTTCCACTACGTCAAGCTCAGCTTGTAGAGATTCAATCTCATTGCTTAGCTTACCTTGGTTGTTACGCATCACAGCAAGCTGTGCTTTTTTGTCGAACAACGTTTCACGGGCATTATCAATTGCGCGTGCTTCTTGGTCGAGACCATTAGAGAAGTCTTCAAGGCGTTGTTCCTCTTCAGTCTTCTTCGGTTTCATCATCTCTTCCAGACGAGCAGCTTCTTCTTCTTTACGGCGCTTCTCAGCTTCGTCTTTCAGTCGTTTCTTCTCGTCGGTTTTACGTTGCTCTTCTGCACGTGCAAGTGCTTCAGAGTCAGCGATCATTTGTTGTTCTAGACGGTATGCGTTTGGGGTGAAGATTTTCTTTAAAAAGCTCATGGTACTTTTCCTATTACTATTTGATTAAATGAGTTTATTCTACTGGGATGATTTTAAGAGCACGCTGACCTTTGTCAGTCTCTTCTAGACCTTCGATCGTAATCTCTTGTCCAGGTTTCAGAAAGCGAAAGCCTTCCATTGTGATAACTGACTGATGAAGTAATACATCTGACTCGATACCTTCGACTTTTGCGAATCCGTAACCACGGGTTCTGTTAAACCATTCTACGACAGCTTTCATTTGTTGCTCCTAATTAATATATAAAAAACGGGGCACATATGTCCCCTAAGATACAACACTGTACATGTTAGCCATGCGCAGTGCTTTAGCTTTGCTCTTTGAACGATATAAAGCCATTGAAGGATCTATCAATAGAAATTCACTAGTACGTTCATTGATTTGTGTACCAACCTGATACCCTTTAGGGCTTAACACAGCTTTGGTAGGTAGGTGCAACACTGTTACACCCATGTGAGGTGACTCGACTACCAAGTACATAGGCTTAGTCGTCAGCGAATAGGTACTTCGCGTTCTGAACAATCCATTTACGCATAATCGGGTCTTTCTTTACAGCAGGTGTACGCTTAAACATGTCACGGAAACAGATAATCTGGAACTCCATGCTCATGCGCTCTACGTACTTAACAACTTGCGCCAGATCTTTCGTATCTGTCTTCGATGCGATAGTACCGCAAGTGAAGTACAGAGCCGAAGGCTCATCTGGTACATCAAGTGTGTCAGGCTTAGCCAAGATTTGTTGGAAGGTTGGTAGTTTAGAACCAATCTCACAGTAACCTAGGAAAGCACGCGCAGGACCTTCGCCTACAATACCAGCCATAGCAGGCATATGTTCAGCAGTAAGATCATTAGCTTTACCATAACGCGACATGAAGTCCCAAGTACGAGGACAAGGGAATGTCTTATCATGGTGGTTCGGATCAAACTCGTGGAGCTTATCCGGTGCGAATGCAATGTAAGAGGTCACTCGTGAATCAACACCGGCACCAGATGCCCATGATAACCAGTCTTCATGATCAATATCCACTTCCAAGTGCATAAGACGAGACTGCATTGCAGTACCGATTTTGTTTACGATCGCACCATCGTTCTTACGGTTACCCGCACAAACAATGTGTACTTTCGGATGAAGCTTGTGCTGACCTACTTCTTTATCAAGAGCTAGCTTATAAGCAGCAGCTTGAACAGACATCGGTGCAGACGGTAGCTCATCCAAGAACAGCAACCAGCCGTCCTTACCTTTTGGCACGTCACAGCCTTCAATCGGGAACAGATCAAATGGAGTGAATGTAGCACTACCATTTACAATTGCAGGAAGACCACTTAGATCTGTTGGATCTGAGGTGGATAGACGGTGGTCAATTACTTCAAGGTTTAGCTCTTGAGCTACTTGACGCACGATGTCTGACTTACCAATGCCCGGGGCACCAGCAACATACGGCACCAACTTAGCGTTAAGTGCATTTACAACGAATTTACCTGCATTCTTTAGAGTTACGATCATTACTTTATTTCCTTTTACTTTAGAGAAGACCCTTACGGGCCTAGATTTGGGTGTCCAGCGCATTATCCCCAGCTATGCTACACCGCCCCCTTGGATATAAGCTTTCGCTACCGGCAGCAGTATTGGGATTGAACCAATCAGTCTCTGGACATTTGTTTAGGTTTTGTCGCGTAGAGCAATAAGCTCTTCGATAGACAGGTTACTTAGAGACTCATCTTCTTTCTGAGCGATTAACTCATTAAGCTTGTTGCGCTCTTCTTTACGTTTACGCGCGTTAGCTGCTGTATCACGCTTATCTTGACGATATGCAATGACAGCCTTCACGATTTGCAGTTTGTTAGCAGCGAAGTTACCCGCCTTTGACGCCGGTTCAATGAAGCTAACAGTGTTAGCCTCGCTTTCCTCATGTAGACGGACAGCAACATCATTGACTTGAGTCAGTGGCATTTGGAACAGATCTTCCAGAGTCACATCACCTTTAGCAGAGGCAAAGCGAAAACGCTCAGCCAATGCTACCATTAGTAGTTTTTCCATCATGGTTCCTTAGAATTTGATGTTGTACAGACGACCATCAGCACGAACAAGTAGTTCATCGCGCTTAGTAGCAGAGAAGCCTAGGCCACTTGCTTGGTCAGTGGTGTGTGGAGCTTTCAACTTAGCACCTAGGTGTTCGAATACCTTACGGTCTTCATGTAGATCACCATGTAGGAACTCGTTGTACAGACCACGTGCTTGGTCAGGGTTCACACAGTTCTCCAGTACGAAGAAGTAGTGCTTATTGCCAACCGCGTTATCATCCCAGAAGTTAGGACTGAGCATGCTCATCGTAACTTTATGGAACTGATTAGTAGTGATACCCCAATGCTCAACACCTGGAGCAGCCTTACCGCTCTGAGAGTTGTTGATAGAGAACTTGCCATCTTTCAATGTAACTGTAGCTACATCGATAGTGCCAGTACCGCGAGGGATATTACCTGAGAACGAATGGATCTGACCTTCAAACTCAATCTCTGCTTCCCAGTCAGCATTACCTTCACCTGAGTAATCATGGATCTTGAATTTGTATTCGCCATTACGCATGCGCGTAACGTCAGGCCAAGTGATGTTCTCAACAGCTACGTTGTTACCCGGGCTTTGGATATCTACATCCAATTCACCGCCCATTGAATCACGACGATTACTGAAGTAAATATGGCCAGACGGACTATGTGCGTGAGCATCTAAGTCACGAGCATATTGGTTGTTCTCATTCCAACGGATAGAGAAACGTAGATCGCCATCGATCTTACCGCCTTTAGCTTTAACTTGCTGGGCCATGGTAGAGTCAGTAACTTCACCATTGTAAGTCCAAGAGAAGTTGTTATCCCATTTCAGGATACCCGGTGCGTCAGCATTAACTGGAGCCACAAGACTGAATAGGTTACCGGTATGTTTACGGTCGAACTGAGCTTCAAGAGATGAGGTCTTGTTCAGTACAGTCGCTACAAAGTCAGCAATGTTAATCTCAGTTGCTTTCGATGGATCAACGCTAGCGTTCGCAGTGCTACCAGCCAGTACATCAAATGCACCAAGAGACTCTTTAACTGAACGGTCTGCATGCAGTACGTTGTTAATAGTTAAGTCATCAGTCTTAGCGAATCGACGCATCAGACTATCTTGGATACCAAGGACTGCTACGCGATCGTGAGCAGCTTTAATCATTTTAGGTGTAACTAATGCTTTGCTACGTTTGTAGTTAGCAGGAGCTACGCGAGCTTCATATTTGCCTACTGCTGTCTCAAGATCATCGCCTTTAGCCATATCGACTAGAAGTGAACCGATTACAGTAGAACGGATGTTACCAGAGTGACCAATCTTAAGGGCTGTCTCCCACAGATATGCTTCTTTATCATCAGCTTTGCTGTATGCATCTTGCAAAGCAAGTAAAAGTTGTAGCTTACCCTTATGTTCATCGCCACGGTATAGAGTGCTAGACACTACCATCTCATAAATTGAGCTGATATGGTCGCCATCTAGTTCAGTGATTGAACGCTCAATGCCTTGCTTCATGTCACGGAATTCACCGCGCATACGAGCACGATCATTGTGAGCATATTCACTAGGGAATTTGTAATGGAAGTGATTCCAAGTGATACCTTCATCATAGTTAGCAACTGATGTAGCTTGGCTCACCATGCAGTTGTCTACGTACAGCTTAGTATCGATGTTGCGAGAACGTACATACGCTGCCATAGCATCAGCTACAGCTTGGTAAGCAGGCTCAGATACTTTGATGTCCCAGATGGTCATCAACTTACCGTTGTTGTAAGCTACTGTGCCACCAACCTTACGGATGAATGACTTACAGCAGTTACAGTCATGTTCAGTACGCTCACGGTAGATAGGGTTAGTACCTTCCGGGAATGATGCTAGGTACGTATCAAAGATCTCATCTTTGTCTACTTCAACAGTAAGTGCGTGGCCTAGTTTAAGCATTGCGTTTAGTTGCTTGGTAATTGCTTGTGCGAATGGTTTGAAGTTCATTACTTATCTTCCAGTAGTTCGTTAAGTGCGATGCAGTCCCAATCGTCCTGCGTTAGATCTCGAGCCTTCTCGAGTAGTTCCCAGTCTGCTTTATCAATAAAGTAGTGGTCTAGGCAATGAATAATGACATCATTGTCACTATCAATTTCAAATGTAACGTTGTCTTCGTTAGCGATGCAGTCTCCGTTAGCATCAGACAGTGTGTACAGATTAATATCTGCTTCAACAGTTATTGTGTGTTGTGCCATGCTCCTGTTCCTTTATTGACTTGATTGTACGTTCGACCATGCGAAGGATATGTGTCCATTCTACATCGTCCGTTGTGGAGACAAGTTGCTCCATTCTACCTTTGAGTTGATTGATATCGTGACGCACACCAGCTGAGTTCTCGGGGAGATAACCCTTACTATTGTCGATGCGGTCTACTGTGGGTGTTTCCACAGTCATTGGAAGCCCAGTAAGTGCACAGGTCTTACGCATACGCATGCGCTTAAACTGTGGAAACATTAGTTCAAAGTCATGACCTGCCTGTTTGGCATTGCCTGCTTTTGATACGTACTTCTTACTGAGGTTGATTTCTTGATTTACCATAGCATGTTCCTTTATTTCTACATCTTGGTTTGGGAATAGGTCACCCAATGGATGAGCTATAACTATTAACCTCGACGAATGTGTGTACGAACCGAAGCTGTACCAGATTGAATTTCACGTGCATCCGCTAACCAGCGATAATGCGTACGCTCACTTACTTCCATCAGTTCACGTAATGCTTTACGGTCACCTTTAGGAGTCAGTGCAAAGAAATCAGCATATGCTAATTTGAACTCCAGTGGAGCACGGATAGCACCAGATGGATATGTGTACTCATCTTTTAGCTGTTGCTTTAACGCGCTAGCTAGACGGACACGGACGATACCAGCACGAGGCTTAGTACCTTTGGCTTGCTTCACTGAAGAGCCTGCGAATAGATCAAGTTGGTTTGTTTTTAGTACTGTTTTCATAAGCTTTACTCTAGGGTTAGTTTTTCTCCAGCCTTTATGAGACTGGCGTTTACCGGAATTCACATGTCGCATGCCACCCGGGTCAAGGTTATTGTCCCTACAGAACTTCTGCAAGTTATAAACCTGCACATGTTCACCAGTAGGGGAGATGAAATCGTAGTGCTTTGACTTTGCGATTTCGGAATTCTTTTGAGGAGTTAGGAACACACAATTAGCAGCTGAGTATATCTTGCCGCCCTTGAGGTCTTTATCTAAGCACGCACCTTCTTGGTAGTTGGCTTCGAACCATTCAGCAAATACTTGGAAGTCATGCCAGTCACTATGGATTGTGACACCCTTTGCCCCGTACCGACAATACTCTTTACACTTCGGGTTGTAGCATCGATTGATCATCTGATACCAACGCGCATAAGCAGGTGTTTGCTTACGCCCATCCTTAGTAGAGTGAATGCCTTTACTGTTGAAGCCTACTCCGTAAATTAGTGTACTGATATTAGCCTCCTATAATGAGTTTCCTTTTACACTTGTGTGTTTTTGGTACAGCCATATTCAATGTCTGTGTCAGTGATTCGTGACGGTAGTGACAGATTCTCAATTCGAACCCGTCAACCACCGATAGTGATGAGCCTAACAATAACAGACTAATCATTTAAAATTCCTTAATCGTCGGACAGTAGATCTTCTAGTTTCAGTTCTTCCACTGTGCGCGTTTCAACAGTCACCTGATCTTCAGGTGGAGTTAGGTTTTTGATAAGAGAGGTCACGCCCTCTGATGTCTTAAAGAACACCCGATTGGCATTACGAAATGAACATACGTCCCAATCTTTATGACGACTGGTCTCTCTCAGAAACCATTCAGTCTCTCGAAGTCCCCACAGTGCATATACTCGCACCGCGTAACGTTGTGAACCGTCAATTTTGTCAGTAACAATCACCGGCTTATACACTAGACCATAACGCTTATGGTTCATCTGACTATCTGGCTTCCCACACGAGTGGAACATCAACATACACAGATACGCGAATAGCGCAATTACTGGTGCTGCAACTAACACCGCTACAAATAGATTACTCATAGACTACTTTTTCCATCCTTTACATGATTTACGCTGACCGCGCATAACTTGTCTAATATTAGCCCTGTCTAAGTTATTCTCACGACAGAACTCTTTAAGGTTGTATCCGCTAACAACGCTACCGTCTGGGGCTGTTAACGTAAACTCCATAGCATTAGCATCGGCAATGTTATCCAATGCTGGTACAAAGCTACAGCCGCTAGGTCCATAGACCATATTACCTTTCACCTTTAAATCTTTATCTAAGTGGTAACCCTCTACATAGTGTTGGTCTGCCCATGCAGCGAATGCTTGATAGTCATGCCACTCATCGCACACAATTACGCCTTTAGCTCCGTAGCGAACGTAATCTTTACATGTATCAACGTAGCAGCGTCTAAGCATTGCCTTCCATATGCTGTAGCATCTGACAGGTTTGTTGTCTGCTCGTGATGGGTATTCGCCTCCACTATTGTAGCCAATCCCACACACTGTTCTTTTTGGCATGGACTATCTTACCTCCGTCTATTCCCATAAGCTCTTCTAGAAGCTTTTCCATCCCTTCCTAGAATTCCTCTAGAAATCCACTAGTGAGCGAAGCGAATGCTTTTGATCTTTGTGTGCTCTTAAAAGAAAAAGGAGCCCGAAGGCTCCAGTTAATCTTCCATGAGTATCAACATATCTATGAAGGCTTTCGCCTTAGTATATGTAGGTTCAACACCTAACAACGCACCCCTAGTTGTCATGGCGTCTATTGAGTTGGGATGTGCAGTCATGCTTTTAGCACCTCTACATAGCCACGCTCTTTGGGGTGTAGCTACTTCGACTATGCCGTAGTATCTCTCATCTGCTTTTGATTGGTAGATCTTAAACATCCAGTAATGCCTCCATCTTTGCAAAGCCTTTAGCCTTAGCGAGTGACTTAGAGCGGTAGATACACTGAATTAGTTCTAGTGCTAAAGCACCTTCGAACTGTTTCAGGTAGTGAGCAGGAGTTGCCTCCAGTTCCCAATCACTGTACTGATCTTTGATGTAGATCTCATTGCCTCTGAGGATGCAATACTCGTTGTCTTCATTCTTGTATACTTTATACATTGTCCATTAACTCCAACATTTGAATGTAGTCACGTACATCCTTCAGTGTCCTGAAATAGCCGTGATGTTCCACTACCTTATGTAGTGTGAGTATCTGATTCTCTGGTATGCCTGAAGCATAGTTCTCTGCGTAGTGACCAAAGTTGTTAGGTCCTACAGTGCCATGATTGATCAGTGGGTTTAACCAGTCTGATCTAGGTACACGTGCTACCTTATTGCTTGAGGAGATAATCACCCAAGTGGTCTTGGTTTTAACGTATTGGGACAAGCCCTCTACTAACATGAATCTTGCGTTATGCATTGAGTAAGTGCTCCATTTCATAGTGGTGGTAAACTTCAGCGAATGTATCGTATTCACCTACCCATACAAGGGTATCTACTGAAATTTTCTTCAAGGCTGCACGGAATTCTTCAATAGAATCATCCCAATCCGCCATGCTCCAGTGATGTAGTTCATAACTTAGTGAGTTTGGTTTGGTATCAAGCCACATAAACTTAGTATCAATGACCACACAGTAGCGATCATCACCGATGTCTTGCCATAGTTCGTATTGCATCATTGCTCCAATAACATTGTCATTTGAATGTGGTTGTATGCTTCATCTAAGGTAGTTTCCACCAACTCTAGTTGAGGATTCTCACCACTTGTGATGAACTCATATAGGTCAGTAGAACCTTGCTCTGTGATCTCAAAGTAAGGTAGATCTGGTATGCCCTCGTCGTTCCAGATCTTGAAGTCGTCATTCTCATCTACAAGCATCCAGCCCATTCCAAACTCTTTGAATGGTGGTAGTCGGTATAATTGTACTCTCATATCTTATCCTTAAAGTAGGGCACACGAGGTGCCCCATTAGTTAATTATTTAGGGTAGACATATAAATATGCCTAATGCTAAGACTAACCCGAAAAGGGTTCCCATTAGGAAATGCCCCGCCTTATCCACAAGAGTCACTTTATTTTCAATTACTTTATTTCCTTGAATGTAAACATCCTTGTCCGTGACTACTACGGTACGTGCGCCTAGCTGTACTGTTATATTATTCATTGTAATCCTTAGCAAATTGGGTATTCAGCTTTACGAATATGTGCAGCCATTTCAGTCTTAGTTAGACCATTACGTACATTCTCATACACTTCGTCTTCGCCAGTTAGATCACTGAAGATAGAGCTAAGTAGGTCAGACTCTGCAAGTTCAGCTAAGATCTCACGGTAGTGCTCACGCATAGACTGTACGTGGTTAGGTAGACACTTGAACGCGTCATGAATAGTGATTAGCTCGAATGAACTGCGGCTAAGCACATCGTTGATCACCTTGTTAGCGCGGTAGATCTCTTCATAGCTCACAGTATCAATGTCCTGCTCACATGCAGTACGAAGGCTCATAGCTGCACTTAGGTCGATTGGATCTAGTGGCTTAGTGTTCAACATCAATGCAATCTGACACTTGTCAGCGATAGCACGTAGGTCATGACCAGTCACGTTCTCGAATGCAGTGTAGTTACAACGTCTGTGCATCTCACGTACCATGTACGCATCGATAGAGTGAACTACGTTAGCAGCTAGCATTACAGCATGGTCACGAGTACCAATCTCTTTGAACTCATGGTAATACGTATGCTTAAGCTCATCAATGTAGATCTCTTCCATACGAGAGTTAACTACACGAATGATTACCTTGAAGCCATCAGGCAGAGTCCACGTGTACTCTTCGGCTTCTGGGTCCCACACTTCAATCAGGTCGTTACGTAGCTCGTAAGCCCCTTTCAGTTTCTTACCACACATGTAGTAGAACTCATCCAGTAGCTCCGATGCTTGGCCTAATTCTTTCTCTGGTTCAGCTGTAGAGCCGTAGAAGTATGTCATTAGAGCATTCTTAGCCATCTTACGTGTTAGGTCACATGCTGACTTAAGACCAGCGAGGATAGCTTTGAATGCCTCGGTGTAGCAGTCGTAACGTTTGCTAGGGTCAATCAGGTTAGTCCATAGACCACCAGTGTAACAACCAGTCAATGCTGACATGATCTGTACACCTGATGTAGTTGAATCGAACTCAACCAAGTGACCTGATGCTTTACCAGCTTGTGCATCACGGATAGCCATCACTGACTTCATGAATGCAATTGGTTCATCTGCATCCATTACCATCTCTTCCAGCTTATCCAAGTTCTTCTCGGTGAATGCTAGACGTGTCTCGAACTCATCTTTATCAAGGCCGAAGTTGTTTGCTACATCGATGAATAGAGCTTGCTTACCATTTAACTTGATCATAATACTTTCCTTTACTTTTGTAGGTTTGGGTGACGTTGAAGGATATAACCTTTAAGGATTTGATAGTTGTACATAGCTTCTGCACAAGTAATGTTAGGTCGGTGGTCTAATAGCTGTTGGCAGAATTGTTCAGTGAATCCATCTACCATAATTTCTATATCTGATTCTGTTTCAGAACCTAACTGACTAGCCATAATACTTTCCTATTTATGGGAGAGGTGCCACCATGACACCTCTTTAAACACGTAGTGTTGATTAACCCTCTAACAGGGCTTCCATCTTAGCTTCCACTTCTAGGTCTTTAGCACACTGAAGTAGTTCAGCATGGCTATGGCTTGAGTAGTGAACAAACCAGTTAGCTAGATTGACTGGATTGATATAGTTATACCATTCCTTTTCGTATATCTGGAACACACCCTTGCGAGTGTGCTCTTCCATACGTCGTTTCATTAGACGAATCTCATGAGTCTTCATCTTCAAGAATCTCCATTAGTCTTTGCTCTTGATTGATTGGGTATGACTCCAATGTGCGTACATCCCATGACATCTGGTAGTAGTCACAATCCTCGTTCTTACACGAGATAGAGCTGTAGTCATTGTTCACACCGTTCTCACGTTTATGTAGCATGTCACCCTCACAGTTAGGGCATCGGTATTTCTTTTGGTTTGGTTCAATCATTCATTAATGTCTCCATCTTTAGTTCAACAAACAGCTCTTTCACAGTTTCAGCAGAGCATACATATATTTCTCCACCCTCTTCATGGTGGCCGGCTAAACACCACCAGTTGTCAGGGTTAGCCATTACAGTGACTAGATCTTTATCCACAAGCCAACCTTTGCCATCATACTTAAGCAAGTAGCTTGAGCCATTACGGATTGAATATGCATCAATCATTCAGTCACCTCTAACATCTTAACCATTGGTAATATCTTCTCGAGAGTCTGGTAACGAGCATCCCAACCGATGAACATACACTTACCGCATGCCTCCAGTTGCTGCCGGCCATACTTACAGTGAGTGCACATAGTCTGAGTACTGTCGTTCTCATTATTGACCATGAGTTGATTGTTATCATCCTCACGGCCTATTTGTATCAACCACTCAATCATCTCTGATGCTGTTGGTTCAGTATTATCACTCATCTATTAGCTTCCTCATACGAATGTAATCGATACGTTCTTCCATAAGCTTAATCTTATGGGGATTCTTGTATGTCTTCAGTCGGTCTAACAACACGCTCAATGAACGGTCAAAGCCATGCACTAGAGCTTGTTGATAGGTCTTCTCGAATGACTTCTGGTCTTTATTACTACTCATCCATCAGTTTCTCCATCTTGTGATGTGCTACCACATCTTTCCAACCACGTCCCAATGCCAGTGGGCATCGGCTACATGTCCATTCACACTTAAGCTTAGTAGGCTCACCACCACCCTGAATGATGAGCAGCATTGGGATGTAGTCATACTCACCACCTCTGTGCTCAACTTTCTTGAGGTCATTATGTTTAGTCAAATCGATTAGTCGATTGATTGCAGTGTTCTTATCATTCATTGAGTAGCATCTCCAGCTTGAGTTCATTGAGTGAATCACCTTCAGCAACAGTCTCAATGTTGAGCTGTATGTTAGGGTCTTCGCCTCTATAGTCACGGTTATGGACGTGGAAAGTATGTGATTCCAGAGCTTTCTCAATTGTGGTGCTCCACTTACCTCTAGTCTTATCACTCACAACAATCCAAGTGAGATCAGGATCATCAAGGTCTTTAATCAGTTTAAGCATATTAGTTCTCCAGTACTGAGAGCAGTAGTAGCTCTTCTAAGGTTTCTGCCTCAAACATTAAGGCTTTTGGTTCATGCAGGTTCTTTATACGTGCATGCTCTACACCAAATGGATCATCCTTAAATGTGATCCGTTTATTTTGAACATGTTCTACAGCTTCCACAGGAGAGTTTGCCCACGAATAGGCATCTTCTCTCGTGTTAACTGCGTACACATCTCCATTGGTACGCAATTGCCACATATTAGTCTTCCAATAGTTCATATGTTTTAAGTAGGTTGACCAAGTCAGTCTTGGCCATATCATCCTCGAATGGACAAGCATCACAATTGATGCCTGTACATGCAGTAGACTCGCACAAGTCTTTGCGCCTAGTCTGTTCAAGGACTGCAATGAGCCCTTTGAGTCTAGAATCCATCAACCACCTCTTTGTTATGTAGTTCAACGATGCTCTTACGGAACACATCGCCTTGAGTGTTAGCATGGTAGCCAGATGCATACTTACGACCACGCTTATCAGGCTTGTGAGTCAAGTAGAAGCGGTTACCATTCTTAACCAAGTAAGCATACACATCAGCTGAGTCACGCATGAACTTGTCATACTGCTCTTTACGCTTAGGGTCACGCTTAAGCTCAACCTGTAGTTTCTTAGGGATCAACAGTGAATCAGTGATACCTTTCAACATCTCAATACTCAAGCTCATGGCTACACCATTAGCAATGTTAAGAGTATCAAGACAGATATCACCATCATGATGATTAAACTTACCTAAGATCAATGACTTATCTTCACCAGTAAGCAATGGGTTGCTACGGTTATGAGTCAAGTGAGCAGGCTTACACACCATTGGTGGTAAGAACATAGCACGTTGCATCAACTGAGCTGTTGTATCACTCACTTCCCAAGGGTTAGTGATGTAGTAATACTCTTCAGTGATCATCTGACCAGTCTCTTCATCCTCATCATCGTACGACACGTACTCGATGTCGAATAGATCTGCATCGGCAAGAACCACTAACACACGGTTAGCTAGTTCAATAGCATCAGCCTTATCATCACGCTCAAACAAGTGTGACAACTGACCAGCTAACGCACTGATCAACTCACGTCGCTCATCCAATGCCATTACTAACAACATAGCCTCATGTACTACTAGACTTGGTTCATCACCTAAGTCAATATCATGCTGAGCACTCCAACGATACAGCGCCATAGAAGCCTCAAACATGGCCTCCATTACTTCACCGTCACGTGCAATCTCACCCTCTAAACGAGTGCGAATGCCTGCTTTGCTTAACGATAGTTCAGTAGCTGTTTGTACATCAACGATATTAGTCATAACTATTTCTCCATTAAATGAATCATTTTAAGGGTATTTAAATCTTCGTACTCACCAAGTAGTTCTATCGGATATTCAGTATGCATATCCTTAGGGTACTTATCCTTCTTCCACACGTAGTGTAGGTCTAGCTCCATGTCACCTATTGAGTACCAACATGCGTAGTTACCTCGGACAACATAGTAAGGGACATTGACAATATCACCCTCTTCAGTAACCTCTTTATATATCTTCCACATATCATTTCTCCAGTAATAACAGTAACTTAATCTCTTCAACAGTATCAGCTTCAGCTTTCAACTCATAACGTTGAGTCATATACTTTAGCTCAACTGGATCTTCTACATCAGTTGGGAACATATTCTCTCGATAACACTCATCATCAGTTGCACACCAGTATGACCAGTGAGTGATGTAACCATCATCACCCACTTTCAACAACATCCAAGGAGTGAATATATCCTTAGCGTCATAGATCATTACATATCTCATTACGACTCCAATAGCTCAATCAGCTTGAGCTGTTCAATTGCTTGATTAACAACGCGTAGATGATCAGCATCATTCAGTATCATGTTGAGTTCAGGGTACTGCTTCTCATACGATGAAGGAGTAACTTGATCACCTGAGTCAAAGTTAGTACCAGATACTATGTATGTACCATCACGTGTGATCTCTTTCTTGTTATCCAGATCAATAAAGTCACGGATACCAATCAACACCATCATTAGTTCTTGGTTCATATTAACCTTCCATTAGTTTAGCCATAGGCATGTAGTTCTCAATTAACAACAGACGTTCAGCCCACATAGGCATACACTTAGCCATTGCCTTACGTGTCTTAACACTCAACAGGTATCTATTACCATCACCCTCTTGCCATGAGTAGTGATTATCACGCATCATGAAGCGTTGTATCTGATACTCAAGAGCTCTGCGTTCACACTCAAGCTGATGCACACTCATGTTGTACATCTTCTCAACGAATAGTTTGTTATGTTGGTTCGGTATCATGTTAACTCTCCAGTAGCATTATTAGTTTAAGTTCGTCCAAGGTGTTACCCTCGGCTATCAGGTTATAAGCACCTATCTCACGAATAGCTTGGTAGTTCTTTACCATAGGTGTCTCCGCGAATGCGTCCTCTACAGTCTCACACCAAATGGTGGGATTACATCTGTAGTGATACTCATCCTCTGGTTTAGGTAGTCGTTGCACCTCACCCACTGTCCTGAAGTACATATCATCAGCTGGGTCTTGCCATAGTCTATGCATGATAGAACTTCTCATGACATGGCGTATCGCCTTGTTTAATAAGAGTGGCACAGTACACCTCGTAAGGGATATTGCCTTGGATACACATTTTAATCATTGCTAAGTGTTGTTCGTTATTCATGGTGGTTTACCTATCTATTTAAAAAGAGTGGCACACCCTAAGGCATGCCACATATCACGTTAAGCGAACTTAACTTCACCTTTGGGTGCATTATCAACCACATGCACAGTACCAACGAGTTTGAACTCAACAGCATCAGTACCAGCTTCATCAGCTGCCATTTGAGCATTGATCATCATCTCATGGATATGCTTCTCAAGGTGCATAGCCATATCTTTAGGAAGACGATGTTGATTGCCAGCAGCATCTACAACCTCAAGACGCAAGAATGCATCAGCAGGTTTGAAGTTAGAGTTACCAGCAGTACGAGGAGTTGAAGTTTTACGAGCCATAATTGTATACCTATAAATTGAATTGGGGATGCAACAGCGCATCATTTTAAGCACGTAGTGCTTGGAAACCATCTATCTTGATAGAGGTAAGTGATTTAATACGTAGGACATGCTCTTGATCTTTGTGTCAAAGAGGAACACTCCGAAGAGTGTTCACATGTTTATTTGATACGAGTAGCTTCTTTGATTGCTTGCTTGAACTCATACTTAACAAGTGAGTATTCGTAGTAAGTCTTGATGTTATCAAGCGTACTGTCACCATCACATAGGATTCCACCATCACTACCTTGATAGCACTGAAGGTTCTCATCCCATTGATATTTCACTTGGTTCTCGGCATCCACATCCCATTTGAATGAGTACACATCACCAGCTGCTAGTGAGTTCTCACCAGAGCCTTGAGAGTAGACAACAGTAGTTGAGTCTGAGTACTTAACAGAGTCTATTAGACCTGTTGTTGCACGTATGTCTAACGACACTAAGCCATTACATTCATTAACCTCAAATACATATGTACGAGTACCTAGATACTCATGGTACGTATTATTAACTGAGCAATGCTCAACAGGAGTTACTACTACATCATCGCTTGGAGTAGAAGGAGTTGAGCTACCACCACCTCCACCACCACAACCAATAAGAGCTAGAGACATTACCATTGCAATTAAATATTTCATTGTATCTTCCTTTAAAAGAGTTAGGGACAGCACATACCATCCCTTTAATCACGTAGTGATTGTATTACTTACTAGATTGTTTCTTAGCATCTTCAATAGCTTTCTTAAGCTTAAGGAGAGCATCTTTACTATAGTTATTTAACATAGTATTACCTTAATAGTAGTTCTAGTTTAGCTTCAGCAGCTACAGTCTGTAGGTTAGTACCTTCAGTTACTAGACGAAGATCCCAACGGCTAATAATATCTTCAACATTACGGTCTTCTGAGCGGAAGAACTCTGGATTCTTCTGTAGGGTAGCATCCACACTTTCATAAGCGTGGATTTTATTCCCATGTTGTAGCCAGATATCATCATCACGGTCTATGTAGATGGAGTACATATTAGTCCTGTAGTGCTTCAAGCACAGATTTCTTAGTTAGACCAAACTTACGTGATACAACAGTAAGTTGCTTTTGATTACCTGACTGAGCAGTATCACCACCAACACCATATACACTTACAGTGATACCACCATTACGTAGTGCTTGTACACGTACTTCTTGGTTAGCTGAGTTAGTCATGCGGATTACTTTAGGAGAGATAGACATAGTTATTACCTTTATAGTTTAAGTGAGCACGATTGCTCTATCATTTTAATCACGTAGTGATTGCCTTTAAAAAACAAATGCACACCCTCTCGGATGTGCAATGTATTAGTGCTGACGCTTGTTGAATGATGACAGTAGGTTGTTCTCATTCATCACGTCCCAATTGGTAGTACCAAGAGCTTCACTAATGTAGTCAAACTCTTGTTCATCGTAGTTACAATCTAACTCACGACTCATACCACTCCCACTGAAATAGCTACTGAACAGGTCTTGCAGTTCAGCGTAGTATTCAGGAGTGATAGACTGAGGAGCAACAGATAGTAGTGCCATGTTATTTACCTTTAGGTTGATTGGATTGTTCTTCTTTAGCACGTAGTGCTCGCTCTTCCATCTGTTGACAAGCTTGATCATTGACATGCTTGAAGTATGTAGCACCATCAAAGATGATGTGACACATGATACGGAACAGGTTGTAAGGTAGTTTAATCAGTAGCCAGATGTTCATCAGCATAGGAGTATTCTCTATTTAGTTAAGGTCTTGAGGGATTCTGGGGACATATTGTCTAGAAGGAACTGCATTTGTACCCACTGGTTTAGTTCTTCAATGCTATCGAAGTCACCAATGATATGTATATGCTCATCATCAGTGATATGACCACCATCAACAAACATACGTTGATATGCATCATTAGCTAACTCTTGCTTGCTACTAACATGAACACATACGAAGTATGAGCTATTGATAGCAGTTTGAGCTTTTTCAACATTCTCAACTAAACTACCTACCCATTGGAAATGGTCGTATTCAGTAAGTAATGCTAGGCTTGGTTTACCAACATTAATGTATACAGCGTATAGACGTAGCTTCATAGTTTATAACCTTAGGGATATTTTGGAGGTTAAACATTAGTATAGATATAGCCATTATTAGCTATATCTATAGTATTAGTATATAGGTGCAATAGGTAAGAGAAGTATTAGTATACTTCTATAGAAGTTACTTGTTCTTGAAGTAGATGTCTTCATCAACTACACATACTCTATCTATTAGTGCAATGTCTTGTCTCTCAATGCCTTGTGATACAAGGTGTGCAATACATTTAGCATCTTCTCTATAGTTCTCTAGTTCAGTCATGAATAGCTCATAAGTGTATAGACCTGATGTAATAGCACCTATTACACATAGGATAGTTACTAGAGCAGTGATGTATTCAATACGAGTAAGGTTTAGTTTAGGCATAGGATATTCCAATGTAGTGTAAGGGTTAAGGATGCAACACAGTTGCAATGAATAGCAGTGATATACCACTAATCTACTACCTTACTCACGTAGTGAGTGCTCTTTCCTACCCTATCTGTCTTCTTGTGTTGTGTTGTGTTGTGTAGAAAGAAAAAAGGGTGAAGCAGCCCTAAGGCTACTTCTCTTCTTTGTCTAGTTCTAGCTCTGATGCGTCTAGGTCTAAGTCTTCTAACGTATCGTTGAGTAGCTTAGTTGAATGTGCTTGACCAACCTTAGCTAGGTTGTCCATGCCTACCATGGTACGCTCTGCTACTGTGCCGATCATGAATAGTGCACGGAATAGTTGACCGATTGATGCGAACATAATGTTATACCTTTAGTTATTATGACGTAATTGTCATGTTAATCCCGTAGGGATTGCTCTTGATCTTATAGGGGGGGGGGTCTTCTCTTTTAAAAGGATCAAGGAGTATAGTACTACTCTCGTACCTAATTATTAAAAATTTCAAAATACCTGCGGGTACAAAAAAGCCTCCATTTTCGGAGGCTAGTTAGTAAGTAATATTTACTATTCTTCTGTTGGTTCTTCTTTAACCTCTTCCTTTTTCTTTCGTGGTTTACGTTTCTTCTTAACTTCTGTCTCGATAGCTTCTTCTCGCTTATCAATGACACCATCTTTGTTTAGGTCTTTGGCTTCATCTACTGATTCAAATAGAGCATGGAATGCCTTTGGATCGTAGTAGTTGATCTTACCAGAGTCAGTCTTTACGACTACTTGGCCTAGTGCAGGACGTAGGTGTACTTGTCGTTTACGTAGTGCTGATAGGAACCATACAGGTGCTGCTTCGTTACCTCCGTATACAAATGCTTCTACTTCTGTTGGTTTAGCACGGTATGTTTTACTCATTTATTTCTCCTCGTAGTAGGTTTTAGATACAAGAGCTTTCGTCTCGTTAGCTGAGAACCATAGATCTGTACCGTCCATTAGGCGTTCCACATCTCGTTCATCTAGGTACTTTGAGTAGATGTCAGCGTAGACTTCGTTCATGTATTTCTTTTGATACTCCATCTGTTTCTCTGTATCGGAGCCTTTACCTACTATACCACCTGATTCACGGTGAAGCATTAGCGAGCCAAACTTACCTACTTGTTTGTTCTTACAAGCTAGGAAGATTAGGGAGCCTGCTGAGAAACCATCACCTACTAGGCGTGCTGTTACGTTACCTTTACATTGTTCGATTGCATCGATTAGGTGTACTGCTGTGTCTAAACGACCACCTGGGGTATTGATTGTTACTAGTACCTTGTCGCCTTTACGTGCTTGACGGAGGATTTCAAATTCACGACTGTAGTCACTAGGCTGTTCAATAGCCTCTAGTAAGTCGATGTACCCTACACGGTAATCACCATGGTCGGTGAATAGTGGAATGTCTTTAGCTGGTGCTTTTGGAATTAGTAGATCGATCAT